AGGTATTTTTATGTATATAATAAGAAAAGGATGGATGCGATTGATTATTGGCTAGATATTTTACCGCGAGAGGAAGATATCCTAATGAACTTGATTAATTACACTACAGAACAACTACAAGAACTCGCAAAAAAAATTCAAAACGAACTAATTATTCGTACTAGAAATCACACTATTTCAGGAGGAAATAACAATGAAGAAATACATCCATTTTTTAGCACTTATCCTACTAATGACTCCAGCACAAGTATTTGCAACAGCCGAACAACTTCCTGTTGACCCAGCATATTTTGAATTTACTATCTCAGCTTCTAAGCCAAAGCAAACATCTACACCTAAAGCTACACCTAAAGCTACACCTAAAGCTACACCAACGCCTAAGTTAACGCCAATTCCTACTAAGGCTCCGACACCTACTGTAAAGCCTACGGCTACGCCTAAGATTACTCAAGCTCCAACTAAAGCTCCGACACCAACAGTTAAACCTACTTCTACACCAACAATTATTCCGACTGCAACACCTACTATAAAACCGACCGCTACTCCCGTGGAAACTCCACCGGATTGGCTACCTATTCTTACTCCTAAGCCTACAGTAAGACCGATTAGCCCTACTATTCCTACTTATAATGTTGATATTATAAAGGTTGGAGATGAGTTTATTGACTTTAATATTACTGGATTTAACCAGACTTATGATGCCTATATTGATGGCAAATATCATAAGTCTTTTTCTTTAGGTACAAATCGTATCACTGGCTTAGTAAGAGATTCTAATGTTAAGTTTAAGATTACTGGCGCTTTAACTAAGTTATCTAAAGAGTTTAGTCTTAGAATGAAGCTTCAATTATATGAAGAGAAAGCTTATATATGGAAACTTAGACCATCTGATTATACGAATTTAACTTATCAAAATGATAACACGGTAACCAACCGATATAATCAGCTAACTGACTATGCTATTAGCGAGATGCTGAAGGCAGGTGTTTCTACTAGAATGGTAAATAAAGATGCGCTTGTTACTGTAAGAGTAGAGCAACCCCTTTGTGATTGCGCAGCTTACGTTCGACCATTAGAAGGAGATTCGGGTTTTGTTACAAAATTAGAAGTTGTTTATAATTCAGACTCTATGGATGCAATGACCAATACTCGAGCTCAAAAAACAGCTGTACATGAGTTTGGACATGTATTGGGCTTAGGTCATCAGAACGCTGGTACTATTGGAGTTGATGACAATATTGATTTTAGTATTATGCGCCAAGGTTCAGTGCCTTATCGCGGCTTTCAGGATTTAGACTTCTATAATCTAAATTATCACTATAAGTTTAATGGACAAGTTAATATATCTCCTTTCTTTGATATTCATGCAGATACAGATGAGTATAAATCTTTATCTCAACTTCAATTAAGCTCTGACGCTATTGTTATTGCTAAACTAAATTCTTCTGTAGCAGTTCCTAGCAAGCTTGCTACAAAGTCATCTATTACGGTAAGCAAGGTTATTAAAGGACCACAGATAGATACTGTATACGAGCCTTACACGGTTTCTAATGGAAAGGTAACTCGACTCGATAAGTATATACCAATGATTAATGGTCAAACTTATGTGTTATTTCTTAAGAAAACTCCTAGAGGCGAGTATGTCATTACAGGTTTAAATCAAGGTCAATATTCCAACTATCTTTCTGATAGTCCTAATATGACTTACCCTCTTTATCAATCAATTAAACAAGACGTTCTTAAATGGGCAGGAGGATTAAAATGAATAAAGTATTTGGTATCTTCGTAGCATTGTTTTTGATTCCAACTGTAGCCTTTGCTTGTTTTGATATTGATTCTTATTCATGGCAAAAGAAGCCTGATAAGGTTGTTGATATCCCTACCGAAACAGAATTATATACAGATGCTCAATTAAAAGATGCAAGTCAGTTAATTATTAAAGCACAATGGACTGGCGCTCGTAAAACAAGAGAAATCAATGAACAAATCGTAACTATATCTCAAGTAAAAGTTAATGCCGTTTATAAAGGTAACAAAAAATTAAAGAATACTAAAATCGATATTATTGAACCAGCTTATCAGTACGAAGGTATTTTAAATCGCTATGATGGTTATGAGTTCTTACAAGAAAAAAAGTATTACAAGTTATATCTAAAGAGCTCTAAAGGCAACTGGATAATTACAGGCGTAACCCAAGGTAAAAAAGAACTTTAATGATTTGAGCCGATTTATCATGAGACCCGCACGACAAAGCGAATAAAAATTAAATAAAAAACCAAACTAATAAAAACCATTTCAAAGCGAGGTACATATGCATATACCTAAAGCAAAGAATGTAAAATCAGAATTCTGGTTTAAAAAGTTTGGTTTTAATTTTACTCCATTTAAATGGAGCTTTGGAAAGACAAAGCCAATCTTAAACACGATATCTAGATTTATTCATGTATATCGTAATTGGTCCTTTGGTCCTTTCCACTTTTCTTGGCGAGATGAGGTCATTCTTCAAGTAGAGCCAACTTCAGAAAACAAAAGAAAATGGTTTATTGATTGGTTATCTGAGAAAAAGAATCCTTCAGTTAAATGTGAAAAAAATGTGAATCCAAAAATTAATTTTGCAAAAAGGGTGTGACTCTTACACCCTTTTTTTGCTTTTTTGTTACAATTATAATAGCAATTATATTGGTCGGTGCTCTGTCGAAATACATACGATTTATCAATTTATAAAAGGAGTGTTTTATTTATGGTTTTTAATGAATCGGAAGTAGTTGATTTTATCATCGGCAGAATTAAAGAACTTTATCCTAATGCTCATTTCGAACAGTTAGAACAACACAAGTATCGCGTTTGGTTTACTGGTCAATCGCCTTTATTAGATACGGGTCAAGCTGAAATTTATTTTGGTAATATTATTGAGAACTATAAGAAAACCAATAATATTAATACTATCGTTGACTTTGTAAACACTTATACCGAAATACTAAATACTTATACTGATAGAAAAGCAGATGAGTTAATTAATTTTGATAATGTATTTCCTGTTATTAAGCTAACCGGATACGGATTAGGAAAAAATAAACCTGAAGTAGAAATTGTTTCAGATAAATTAAATAAAGATTTGAAATTTGTTTATGGTGAAAATCATGCCACATTTGTAAATTATCTTTACAATCCTCTGCCAGAAAGTTATACTCATGGTAAAGTAGTAGAAAAAGCTTTTAGTAATTTGAAGAGAAAAGGTTGGCTAAAAGAAGTAGATGTAAATGACATTAATGGAATTAAGTTTTATCGATTTGATTCCGATGAATACCCATATCAAGGTCAATTCTTTATTCGCGAATGGGCTTATGAGCATTTCCAAACAGGAAATATTGTTTATTCTTTCCCTACTGCAAATATTACCCTTGCTATGGCAGTTCCAAATGAGCATCTTATATCTAATCTTGGTTCCATCTCATCTTTTCAAATGATTTTTGCTAAAATGACAGAAGATACTTATCGCACAAATCCTTCTGCATTGACTACAAAGATATTTACGTTAACTGAGGGGAAAGTGATTACGTTATCATGACAGGAATGAATTTTAATTTAAGTCTTCACATTGATAATTGGCAAACCATTGTACAATCATTAGAGGATGTAATTGAGTTTTTATCTCATGAGCCTCAAATTAATTCCAAAGAATTATACGAATTAAATCTAACTCTTAAGACTGTTCTTGATGCACTCGCTCTTCAAGGTGTTCAATTTGAACAAACTTTAAATATTGCTGAATCTGCTTCAGTAGAAGAGGTGAACCATGTCTAATTCACATTATGTTTTAACAGATGCAGAGCGTCGTCTACTCCAAGAGCGATTGGTATCTTGCATTGAAAAAAGTGAAATGAATTTTGATGAGTTTATCTTTGCTACATCTGATTTAATGAAGGGCCATTTTTGGTTCAATTTAATTCAAGGCAAGAGTGAGCAAGAAGTTATTGAACTTCAAACTCGCGTTCTAAATACGATTAGTAGCGTAGTCAAAGTAATTGAATCCAATACAGAAACAATTGCAGAAGACCTCGTTATTTTGTTTACAATTATTCTTGAAGCCTCCAATCAAGTTTTTGTTCAAATTAAGCAACAGGTTGAGGCAATGGAAACAACAAACACTCAAGAATTAGTCGAAGAAACAAACGCCTAGCTAATTAGCTAGGCTTTTTATTTTAGAAAGGAGAGCCTTATATGAGCGATGATATTGTCCAAGTGACTAATTATTTAGACTTACCAGAAGCTATTCGTCTTAGAACAGATATCTTTTCTAATTCATCCCCTTCTGCAAGTCCATTATTCAATCGCGATGAGTTGCGCGAATTAAAGTTATACAACGGTAATATTATTCGCTCAGACTCTCTTTGTCTAATTAATAAGGTTTATACTTATGTTTTATTTAAAGCTTATTTAAGTACAAATTCAGGTATTGTAGAATCTTTCTCTATAGTTAAGATGAGTTATGATATGGCTATCTGTAAATTTGATAAGGCAGCTCTTCCTCAATGTTTTTTTGATGATTTTACTGAGGCTAGTAATTTTTATGATAAGTTAATACATGAGAATTCTATGCATTTTGCGGCAATGCCAAAGATAGATGAATCTACTCTTAAGAGTATAAGCTCAAAACTATTAAAAAATTCAAATGATTACTACATCCAGAATCCTTTGCTTAATCTTGAGAAAATCGTTCGACATCATCAACTTGATGATTTTATAGATGATTATCTTTTGTCTTCTGATAAAGTTTTTATTAAAGATAAGGAATATCATAAGTCTGTTTTACTTGAACCATTGGATTTTAATCATTCTTTTCAGCTTTCTATTATATCCAGTACAAACATCAAGATGATATCAAAGACTATTTCTGTTGCTTCTCGTCCTCCAGAGAACATTTCTGGCTCTTTTATTAGTTTGATAGATGCATTTATTAATAACTATGCATCTCAGCTTTCAAAGTTAAAGGGAACAGTATTTCAGATAGCTCCTTCTAGGGCAATGCATCAAGATTCTGCTTACTTATTCGATAGAAATTATTCTTTAAGTACAGATAAGTTTTATACGGATTTATTTACTAACAATAATCCGTATTTATATAACTTTTCTTTTCCTGCATTATCGAAAAGTATTGCTTCACTTAAGGTGGTTGATATCCTATCCTTTCAAGGAAAAGATGTTACAATGTTACCTTGGTATCAAAGAAGACATCTAATCAAAATGATTTTTGATTATTTCTATTTTACTTCTATGCCTACTCTTAATCACACGTTAATATCTCAAGACTCTAGCGGTAACTATATTAATGATGGCTTCTTGCGCATGACTAATTACGCAATGATAGATTATGCAGATTTTATTGACTCATATATAAATCCTTATTTAAGTCATCCAAAATCTTATATTGGATACTTTACTTTTCATGATTATAACCAAAAGTATATTGATTCAAATTATGAACTTATGAGTAGTTGGAGGTCAGTAGAGCTTTCTTTTTAAAAAATGCTTAGCAAAGTAACATTTTATGCTATTATAGAGATATAAAATAGATATTAGGGGTGCTGACCATGAATCAGAGAGAATATATTGAATTACTGGAATCGTTGCAAACGTTTTACCAGTACTACAAACAAATCGATGGTCGGAAACGTTTGAAAGATTTTGGTATCAAAAAAGCTAATCTTCCTTATAAAGAGATAATGATTGAAGCAAGTTTTGCTTCATTAGATGAATTGTTTTTGAAAAGTAATCTTATTGATTACGTTGAAGTAATATCAAGAAAAGAAGTTCTTCAAATTTTAAAGAACGCATTCCATAGGGCTCAAGTAGATTTATATCTTGAAGCTTGTCGTATCATTAGAACAAGTCCAGCCATGACCGATAAAAATTTTGAATTAATTAAAGAAGAGATTTCTCTAATTAATTATTTACCATATGTTAAACCTTATCTAAATAAAAAGCGCTTTAACAATCTATATAAGTATTTAAAAGAAATGCACGATTTATTTTCAGAAGCTTTATTCTTTGAGCGCTATCGAGCGGAAACAAAAACTGATTATGCACAGTTACTATTAGTATAGTATGAGCGATTTTCTTGTGCTTGGACTTATTGCTGGGTTAGCTTGTGTCCTCGTTATTTTTTTATTTAAGTTTTTAAAACCTTTGTTCTCTTGGCTACTGAAATTTATTTCAGTAGCTTTATTTATTTGCTTGGTTTATTTACACGAATCAGATATCATTCATTTGTTATTGAAAATTTACAATCAAGGAGTGTCTTTATATGAAAGTATTCAATAATGACTGGCAAGATATCTTAGAGTCACAGTTTGCAAAAACCTATTACAAGGAGCTTCGCAAGGAGTTAGAAAAAGAATACTGGACTCAAAATGTTTATCCTACAAAGTATGATATTTTTAACGCTTATCATACAACTTCTTATCAAAATACAAAAGTTGTTATCTTAGGTCAGGACCCTTATCACGGCAAGGGTCAAGCCCACGGCTTTTCTTTTTCGGTCAAGCCTCGTATTTATTTACCACCTTCTCTTAAGAACATCTACAAAGAGATTGAGCAAGATATGGGACTTAAGATGCCCTTTCATGGTTGTCTTATCGAATGGGCAGAAAGAGGCGTGTTGTTATTAAATTCTAGCTTAACTGTTCGTGGCGGGACACCTAATAGCCATAAAGATATTGGATGGCATCAGTTTACAGACGCTACAATCTCTGCTTTAAATGAAAAGACTACACCTGTCGTATTTATTTTATGGGGAAATTTTGCGCAAAAGAAGCAAGAACTAATTACAAATTCCCATCATCTTATTTTAAAAGCCGCTCATCCGAGTCCTTATTCTGCGGACAAAGGATTCTTTGGCTGTGAGCATTTTTCTAAAGCTAACGATTTTCTGAAGTCTACGAACCAGGAAGTTATTGACTGGTCCTTATCTTCTATCCAAGTTGTTGAACAAAAAATGATGAAAACAGTTAATGTATGATATAATTAGTTACAAATATAAATGTTTTAGGAGGTGATTAATTGCTTTTTGTCGAAGAGTCTTTTCAACCTGATTATATTGAAGTTGCTTTTAAGCCTGTTCGTTATTATATCGACAGAATAAAAACGATTATGGGTGCTAAATTCAATCCTGATATGAAAAAATGGCTTGTACCAAAGGTTTGCTTAGATGAATTTGATGAACTGTTTCAGGGTGAAGTTATATGGATAACCCCTAGACATGAGTTATTTAATCAACCTCCGCCGTTGCCCCCTTCTTTTTGGTCAGATGTAAAGAATAATCCAATTGAATTAAAAGTACCACTTTATCCTTTTCAAAACTTCGGCGCTAATTTTTTAGCTCATGTTGTTGAGAAAAAAGGATTTGCTATGTTAGGAGACTTGATGGGTCTTGGAAAAACCCCTCAGGCGATTGCAGCTTCTCAAATTCTTTCAAAGACTGTCCACTCCAGGAAGACATTCATCATATGCCTCTCGCCTCTTAAGATACAATGGGCTAGAGATGGTGTTGAGAAATTTACGGATTCTTCTGCTTTAGTAATTCGAGGCACTCCAGCTCAACGAAAAGCCTTGTATGAACAAATAGATGATTACGATTACATCATCACTTCTTATGAGCTAGTCTTAAAAGATATTGAAATCTTATTGTCCACGCAAAAGATAAATCCTCAACTTGATTTATTAATTGTTGATGAGGCTCATAAATTAAAGAATCGTGCAGGAAAAATTAATCATGCTGTTTCTGAGTTAGCTAAAACAATACCTTATCGAATATTTCTAACTGGTACACCAATCATGAATCGTCCAGAGGAATTATTCGGTGTATTCCAAGCAGCAGCTTCTGATGCTTTTGGTAAGTTTAACGCTTTTGCTAAAAAGCATTTAAACTATCAGTATAATGGGCGATTTAATGATTTAGTAGGCTATCGAAATCTTGATAACCTAAGAGATACTCTCGCTCAATACTTTTTAAGAAGAACTGATAAAGAAGTTGATATGGATTTACCCGATAAGATAGAAGTTAATGATTATGTTGAGATGACTGAATTTCAGCGTAAGCTTGATAAAATGATAGATAATGACTATCAGATTGCTAAAAAGAAGTTAGATGGAATGTATAAGAATAATGCCCCTCAGCAACAAATTGAAGCAATGAAGGGCGCAATGCAGGGATATATGAATATGCGTATTGCTTTATTCGATAGCCCTGAGTTATTCACATTATCCACATCTGAAAATATACGTGATACTTATGGAACAATCGTAGAAGATAATATTAAGTCTGCAGATTCACCAAAATTAAATCGTCTTGTGGATATTGTGGAAGAAATTGTGGATAACAATCATAAAGTTATTATCTTCAGCCAGTTTAAAAGAATGGTTCATGTCATTAAAAAAGAAATAGAAAAAAGATTAAACGTACCTGTCATTACGTATCATGGAGAGTTAGATGAAAAGAGCAGAGATGCTCGTGTTCAAGCTTTTCGAAATGATAAAGATTATAAGATATTTGTCGGAACCGAGGCTGCGTCGACCGGACTCAACCTTCAAATATCAAAATATCTGATAAATTTTGACCTTCCTTGGAATCCCGCTATATTTGAACAGCGCAAAGGTCGGGTTCGTCGAATCGGCTCTACGCATAGTAGCGTAAAAGTCATCAATTTATTAGTAAAAGATTCGATTGATGAACAAATGTATGAAGTCATTGTAAAAAAGCAAAATGTATTTAATGCACTAGTAGAAAATAATCAAGCTCAGTCTGAGCACTTAAGTAACCTTTAATTCTGTCGAATATTCCTAAATACATACTGGGGGTTATTATGATGGAAGATAAAATTTATTTAAATAATATGTCACAAGAAGAATTCGAGTTTTTAACAAAAGAAGGCGACTTATATCTTCTTTATTCGAATTCTTCTTTAACTTTTGAAAAAGAAGAAGAATTATCTAAACAAGAAGCGAAGGAGGTGCTATGATGGAAAGTGAGTCACAAGAATTACAACAGCAAGTTACAAAGCCTTCAGTTCAGAGAAAGCCTTTAATGCGTTTTGCCTCCAAAGAACAGATTGTTGCAGACTACTACTTGATACCAAAAGACGAAGCAGAAGAACTCCTTAAAAAAGCAATCAGTGAATTATACGGCAATATTGCAGACATGGATGCATCCATCGCCTCATCAATGGAGATTTTAGATTACATTGATGCGATGATTCATTAATATAAATCAAGGAGTTGTTATTATGTCGTCAGTTGGCGCTCGAGTAGGGGCTATTTATGAAAGTAATGTAAATGAAAAAGTCATTAAGATTTTTGGTTACGGAACATACTTAGGAGATTCACTTCCTCATCATGAAGCGCGGTTAGCCAGTCCAAAAATTCTCCTTGATTGCGGGGAAACAGTTTATGGCTATCAGTGTTGGTGGGGAGATGAACATAAAGTTAGAGAAAAGTTACAATCTTATTTATTTCAAGGATTTAAAATTATTGAGCTTAAGCCATCTGAAGCATTTAATTTACATGAGGTGATGTACTATTGATACGTAAAATTTTTTCTCGTTTGTATCATTCGTTATTTTTTTATTATCATAACTATTATTCCCACCGATTATATCAACAGGATGGATATCAGACAGGAAAATTTATGTATCATCGATGGCGTAAGCATTACCATAAGATAATGTTGGACGATATAGCAGGAAGACCTTTATCGTTTCCAGATTATATTTCAAATAGTTATTTTTGTTCTGAACAGGAAGGTGATTTTGATGCTTCCAAAAATAAATCCAATCGACAAAACACGCACTGAATTAAATAGATGTGTTGGAAGATTAGATAACTTATTAAATACTTATACTGTTAATGAATTAACTGAAGAAGAAATTGCAGAAGCGACTGAGTTACTATCTATAATTAATCAGGCAGTTGATGTATTGCCTGCTAGATATCGCAAACAATCATTAGAAAGTGGGATTTAAGTTGGCAGTTATTCCTTATGTTATTGAATCCGATAGACGCGGTGAGCGCTCTTACGATATTTATTCTCGCCTTTTGAAAGACCGTATTGTATTCTTAGGTACGGAAGTAAATGATACTGTAGCAAATGCGATTGTTGCACAGTTTCTATTTTTAGCGGCGGAGGATAGTGAACGTGATATCTATTTTTATATTAATAGTCCTGGTGGTTCTATTACTGCTGGCATGGCAATCTTGGACACGATGAATTACATTAAGTGTCCAGTAAGTACGATTTGTATTGGACGTGCAGCATCTATGGGGGCATTACTCTTATCTTCAGGAGAAAAAGGAAAGCGCTTTGCTCTTCCTAATGCTGAAATTATGATTCACCAACCTTTGGGTGGAGTCGAAGGTCAAGCAAGCGACATTGCAATTAGTGCAGCTCGTATCCTTCGTATGAAAGATGATTTAAATCAGATTCTTGCTGATAATACAGGCCAGCCATTGGAAAAGATTCAAGCAGATGTCGAAAGAGACTACTGGTTGAAAGCAAAAGACGCTGTTGATTATGGTTTGGTCGATGCGGTCATTATAAAGTAAATTAGATTTTTAAGTAACAATATGATATAATAAATTGAGAATAATATTCATGAGCTTCCGGTCCTGTCGGAATGTTTATGAATATTATTTATTTTCTGGAGGGAATTGATAATGAGTATGGCTAAATGGATTATTGAGGACAATGACTCAGCAAAACAAGTAAAGAGGTCGGTTGTTGCAAAGGCAACTATTGTAGATAAACCCGCACAAACAACTTTTGCTAGAAAGACAGAAATTGTACCCAATGAACCTGTTCAAAAAATGGTTCAACAACAAATTACAAAACCACTACAACAAGAAGTAGTTCAATCTAAATCAATTACTGAAGTATTTAGTGCAGAGCAAATTAAGCAAATGGCTTCTGATGCAGCTCAAAAATTAAATAAAATTCAAGAACAACTTCAAAATAAAATCTTTGAGCGTGAGCATGTTATCCGCGATATGATGCTTGCTCTTGTATCTGGTAAGCATATTTTACTTTTGGGTCCACCGGGAACTGGGAAATCTTTCCTAGCAACTGAATTTACTAAGCATATTACTGATTCTCGTTGTTTTACTTGGCTCTTGAATCGTACATCAGACCCATCAGAGTTGTTAGGTCCATATTCAATTAAAGCGATGGAAGAAGACCGATTTGTACGGATTCCTAATGGACGCTTACCATTGGCAGAAATTTCCTTTCTTGACGAGATATACAAGTGCAATGAGCCTACTTTGAATATCCTTCTTCCGATTCTTAACGAGGGTATTTGGTACAATGATGGTAAGCCAAGTAAGGTTAATCTTCGCTTATTGATTGCCGCTTCTAATGAAGAACCAGATGATGATAGCTTAGTTGCTTTGCATGACCGCTTGGTATTCCGTCACTGGGTTGGCTATATGCAAGATACAAATAACCGCCTAAGTGCAATGAGAGCCTCTACCTTGCTTCGTTCAAATCAACTAGCAGACCAAGAGCATACTACAATTACACTTGATGAGATTGATGCGATTCGTTATCAAGCAAATCGTGTTGATGTACCAGATGGTATCTTAAAAACATTCGAGAAGTTAATTCGCGAGTTTACAAAGAAGGGTATTAATATTTCTGACCGCCGACTCAATGCTTGCGTTCATATTATGCAAGCAAGTGCAGTCATTGCAGGTCGAGAAAAAGTTATTCTTTCCGACTTAGAGTCACTTGTTCATGTTCTTTGGGAAAAGAAAGATGACATTGAAACAATCAGCACAGAGATTGAAAAGCTTGTCAATCCGTTTGACCTTGAGGTTCGTAAATTGATTGATAATGCTGTTGAGATTCGCACAAAAGTAATGTCTGTAAGTGACGTTAAAGAACGTGCTGGCGCAGCAGTAGAAGCAAAAACAAATCTTACCAAAATCATTCAGAAGATTGATAAAGTCATTAAAGATGCGAATCTTAATCAACGTGATACATCTGACTTCGAGAAAAAGAAATCCGATGTACAAGCGATGCTCAATCTCATTGTCGATAGTTGCTTAAATAATGCCTCTACAAATGATGAATCAGATGAAGATTTGTTTGCAATTGAAGTAGAAGCAAGTCAACCATTCTAATTTAAGGCTGGATTAAATTCCAGCCTTTTCCATTTTCTATTGACGAATTATTTTTATCATGTTAAGTTATAACCATCTCAAGGGGAGAAAAGATATGGCAAAGAAAGGTAAATACGATTCCTATTCCTATTCGTCGCGCTACTATGACGATTATGACGATTGGGGTGGATACTCCGGTTACGGTGGGTATGGTGGATATGGCGGATATAATTATGGATATGGGTATTCCAAGTATAAGCCGTATCAATCTTTTTGGAATAAAAAGAAAGAGAAAACCCTTCATACTATCGACCAATTAGCTTATGATTATGAGATTTATGATGAGGTTTATTATCTTTCTTCTAAGATGCAAGAACGTGTTGAGCAGGGAGAAAAGATTTTAAATGCCTTTCCCGAATTAGCACAAGATATCTTTATGTCTTTGTATAAGTATAAGCCTACAATTAAAGATAAAAATGATATTTACGAAGCTGTTCATTTTAATCGTGAAATGATGCAAGAACTAATGGTTACAAAAGAATATCAAAAGCTTCGTAGCCATACAAAGCTTGACCAAGTCGCATCAGCTATGGCTTCAGAAGTATTTATCGAAGAAGTTCATAAAAAAATTGATGAAATGAAAGATAAAATGAATAAAGAGCATGAAGAAAATCCGGACGCTAATCCTACTTCTGGAGACCAGTTCTTTCAAATGCTTAATGACTTGCTTAGCAATACTCAAGCAAAAGATAAGTTAGACGACTATGCATCTCGATATGACAATTATGCTAATACTGGCAAATGGTCTGGCGGTAGTGGACTTAATGGATTTGGAAGTCCATCTACTGGAATGACTCCCGAAGAAGCTAAACAAGCAGCAGAGCAAATTCGTCAACAATCTGGAGACATTCAAAAACTTCTCGACCAAGCTTCCCAGTCGATAAATGACCCTTCTAATCTTCATAATATGCGCGAGCTTCATAATCAACTTCGGAATGCAGCCAAAGTTGCAGAAAAAGAAGTAAAAGAAGTAAGCGATTTAATTCAAGCATGGGGATTAGGCGGTGGAGATAATAACTCTCGCGTTTCTTATGAAGAAAAGAAAGATGCCATGGATTCCTTGCGAAGCAATAAGAAGCTTCGTGATATTGGTAAGTTGTTAGGTCGTTTTAAAAAGCTTGCTAAAGAGGGACTAGAATCGAATTCAACAGATGGATATATGGGTATTCAAAGTGTTCGCACTGGCGATAACATTCAAGATGCTTTGCCATCTGAGAAAATGCTTTTAGCCAATAATACAACTAAGAAGTTATTTTTCCAACGTTATTCAGAAAAACAACTTCTTCAGTATGATAGACGTAATCGAGTACCCATGGGGCAAGGCCCTATTATCTGTTGCGTAGATATGTCAGGTTCCATGTCTGGTAAATCAGAAGTTTGGTCTAAAGCTGTATCGCTTGCGATGCTTGAGATTGCCCATCATCAACGTCGCAACTTTGCATATATTGGTTTTGACCACCGCGTTCAAAATGTTGAAATTATTGAACGTGGTTCTCTAAAACCGAAACAGTTGCTAGATATCGCTGAAGTGTTCAGTAGCGGTGGCACGGATTTCACTGAGCCATTAACGAAAGCACTTGAAGTAATTGAAATGAACAAGTTTAAGAAAGCAGATATCTTGTTCATCACTGATGGTCAATGTGGTGTAAGTCAAGAATTCTTAGATGAATTCGCAAATAAGAAAAAAGAAAAAGATTTTAAAGTTCATTCTGTACTTATCGATTGTAGTTACGCATCAAGAGGAGCAATTAAAGATTTTTCCGATAAAATCACTCTTCTCTCCGATTTAACAGAGAAGAATGCCGAGAACAGCGCAAAAGACATCTTTCAGACTGTTAAGTAGTGCAAATGTTTTACCACATTAGACCACGGTGTAAATAAAAAAACACTGGGGTGAGGTCATGTCAAAGCTTCTGAAGTATCTGGTGGCTATTGTTTTAGCAATACTTATCCACTGGATACTTGCAGCAAAGCTCGAAAACCCTCAGCTAAGCTTAGCCTTTGCTGAATCCAAATCTGTGAAAAAGAAAGAGAGCACTTGGACATTTCGAGCAACGTTTTATAATGCTAACTGTAAGGGCTGTAGTCAACATACCAAAAGCGGTAGAAAACTAAAGCCTGGTGTTACGATTTCAGTTGACCCGAAAGTAATTCCGCTAGGAACTTGGGTGGAAATTACCTTTCCAGATGGGCGTAAAGAGATTCGTAGAGCTGATGATACAGGAGGCAAAATAAAGGGGCGTAGAGTGGATATTTATTATCCCAAGTCTCGTAAAGCTTTACTCAAGATGGGCGTTCAGAAAGTAAAGATTCGGATATTAAAAAATTATAAGCCGAGTCAAGCATAGGGAGCCAACTGGCTCCCTATTTCTTTTGAAAACAATATGCTAAAATGCATTTTTATACATAAAATCAACAAAGGAGAATCTATATGTCTAAACCTGAATATGCTTCTTATATTGCTTTAGTTGAAGAGCAGGACATTAACGATGAATTACCAAAACAACATTTATTGTTTGGAACATTTGAAATTCAAAGCGATTTACTTAATATTTCATTAAATGATTCAATTAAGCTTAATATGTCTAAATTAAAAAATGAGGTTTTAAGCTATACTGAATATAAATTTATTAATGAGATTTATTTAATTAAAAATAATCTCAGTCATATCCTCTCAAGTTTTTGCCCATATCATGCCTTACTTTTATTATATTCACGAATTAATTCCTACTGGATTTTATGCATCATTTACTAGCGAATATGATGATAATGATTATTCTCAACGATATGAAGATATTAAATGGTATTTTGGAAGTGGCGAATCTAAGAAATATCAAGATAGCGCTAAGTTTCGACCTTTTTCAGATAATTACGACCAATCAGTTAGTACTTCAGAGTATATGAAAGATATTTTATCTGACCATATTAATATGTCAGAACATGATTATTTGATTGGAACAACCGATATTGATTTTGTTTACACACCTACCGAAATTGCTGAATTTAAACGCCAAGCTTCCATGCTTAGCGAAGAAACTTTATTTTCTGCTCTATGCAATGACTCGGACAATGAGTTTACTTTTGATAAATCTAAAACCGTTAAAGAATGGCTTAAGGAATATGATATTTATCTAGAACTTGATGAAGATATGACATCTTTATTTCAAGAATAATTTTTCTTTTTGATTTAGAATATAGATATCAATTATTTTAAGGATGTGGCGATAAGAGTGTGGTTACTTCGTTTAAAACAACAGCATCGAAACTTTTATCTTTCTCCATCTGGATTTTTAATGGATGTCGAAAAAGCATTTAAGTTTAAAACAAAAATGGATGCTGAAAAGCATCGTCAACAATTAGAATTTGATGCATTTATTAGTGTTTCTCATTATTATGACGATACTATATTTACACCCATTTCATTTGATTATCAGTTTCCTGAACATGAAAAAAATATAAATTGGTTTTATTATGAAGTCATGAAAATAGGAAAAACACTCGTTGTTCAATCAAGTGTTTCTGATGATTTTATCTCAAGTTACGTATTGCCTGAAGCTGTCTACTTAACAAGTAAGGGCTATTGTTCTTTAAAGACTTTTTTAAAGAATGCAGATAAAGTCATGAAGCAAAAAAGATATTACTCTATGCGCTATCGACAAGAAATATTAGAATATCATAATACGTTAAAGAAGGTATGAAAATGATATCTGTTAATGACGTTGTTCAAATTAGTCCTGACCATGATTGGTCAGGATGCTTTGTTTTAGTAACTGAAATAAAGTCATGGGGCATTCAAGGTTTTGTCCAAATTCCCTTACAAGGTCAAGCTTATATTCGTCTTAAGCATGAGGATTATGAACGTATTGGAACTGCCGTATTTGTACCAAATACTTTTGGGGAGGAATAATGATGCCTAATGCAATTTTAAATGATGTTATTCAAGTGATTCCAGGTCATGAACTTGAGGGATGCTTTTTAATTGTTACCAAAGTAAACGAAGATGGAGTTGAAGGTTTATTAGAAACTTATAAGTGGGGCAGAACCAAGATTAATCTTTATCATGACCAATACGAAAAGATTGCTCAGGCTCCATTTATTTTTTATCAAGGAGATAACACATATGGCACATCCTGAAATACATGCTAAAAATAGCGTTAAATTATTTGGTGGTAAAATGGAAGATTACTTAGATATTCATGATTGGTTTGACCAATCTAAGGCATTTTATCCAGATTGGCGTCATCGTGCAATGCGCCATCATACAATGGGTATTTTTGAGTGCGAGCAACGCTTTGGTAAATCATTTATCAACAGTGATGGCAAAGTTGTCTATACACGTTATGTTGGTGAACAGCACGTTAAAGAAGATATGGGCTTTATTCCTACAGTTGGAGACTGGCTAGACCATATGAACATTCAAGAATGGATGAATCATCAAAGTCGAAAGGTGAAAGACCGCCTTAATAAACCAGCAGATGAAATTCCTACTTCATTGCAGACAGTCTAATATACTTAGCCCTGTTACACATGATAACCATATTGGATTTGCGAATTAAATGACAAATGCGCTCCATAATCTTGAGTATGAGTTGTATGATATAGGGAACCTATTACCATTACGAATTATTGACTACTTGACAACCTAAAAGAATCAATGAACCAGAAATAAAATGATACCCATGGAAATCGTGTGAATTAGTAAAAATATTGAGAACCTATGGCAGATTATGAACCGTACTAGCTTGAGCTCCTAGAGGTGAAAGTGAATTAAATTATGAAGAGAACCAGGTATCATTATGACAACTAAATAAAAAAACCGAATAAAACCCTGATAACAATGCCTAATAAAAATTGAGAACCCGTTACGATTTGCGAATCAATTCTTTAGTGATATCCATTGAGACTATATGAATTTAATGATATTTGAGAACTGATACTATAATATGAACTAATATCTTACTGAGCCCTAGAATAAAAATGTGAACTTTTGACTACCAGAGACCTGAAGAGTAAATGTGTATTTCCATTAAATTGATTATCTTACAATATTTACCTGTAAGGACCTAAAATTTCATATATATTCCGAAACCCATTTACAATTCTGAATTTTTATAATAAAATTAGCACTATCATGATGTAAGCACTTACAGTTTAGACTATTCAGTAAACGATATCGGGGGGACCGAACAAAAATGTTTACACTAGTTTTGACGGTAGGCATTTGCCTACTACTACCTGTCGTCGCTTATTTGTACTACAAACATCGTAAAAACTCCAATTACATCGATTGGCAAGACACAAAAGAGTTTTATGATACGGTTTATACCGAAGAATATTGCAATGCATTTGTCAAACTAAATACGATATCTGATTGTAGTCAGATGAGACTAACACCGATGCGATAATGCATAGGTGTTATTTTTTTGACTATCATATAGTTATTAAAAAATATATTAGGGAGAGATTATCATGCCTTATGTAAGTCCTGATGATAAGCGCACAACTCTATTTCGTGCGATTGTAAAGAAAGAAGTTATTGTCGATTTTCAAGGAGAAGAGCCAGTTATTATTGAAGAGGCAGAAGAATTTAATTTAGTAATGCCTTTTACAAATGTAAATACAGGTTATGTAATTACAAGTAGCGCAGATTTAATCGAAGCTTGTCAGTGTTCTTCTTGCGGTGAAATGGTTCCTATTGAAGATGTTGAAAACGATGAGTGTCCAGCTTGTCGAGTAATGCAAGTTCGAGCAGATTTAACAGATATGAGTCAAGCTGCTCTTATTCGTCGCCTTCTTGAATTAGAAAAGATGGTTGGCAATCCTCAAGCAAAGCAAAAAGCATCTGATGATGGTACTGTAAAGCGTCGTGGTCGTCCTGCTAAAAATCCTCAACAATCTGTATCAGATAGTAGCCAAGATGATGAAGATGATGTAAAATCATTTGAGGATATAGAAATTCCAAGTCAGTATACCGATGGAAATCCAATGCAGATTGACAAAGAGTTAGCAGAAGATTTCTTTGATTTTGAATCTGCAATTGAGACCCCAATTTAATTGAGGAGGGATTTTTGTGCCACATGTTTTACCAATTGAGATGGACTTTGACCTTGATGATGGCGATTTAGTTTTTCGTTCCTACATTACATCTGACCCAGTTGAAGGTCATATCTTTTTATTTTTAGCAAAATTAAATAAAGATAATAAAGTATCTTTTAACATGATTAATTTTTATCGAAAAAATAAAAAGATTGAAACCAAATATATTAAAAAAGATAAAGTTGTAGAAATTGATAAGTATTTTAAAATTATAAAAGACTTTGAAAAAGAAATTCAACTTATTAATCAAGATGTTAAGATGGAAGACATTCCTCCAATTTTTATTTATGGAACTGTAGTTTCTAATTATGAAGATAAATCTTCAGACAAGAAATCATCTGTCAGACGTGCAAGTAAAGATGAAATAAAAGAACTAATTCAGTCGATGAAAACATCGATTAGTTCCTTGTCAGATGTTGATATCAATGATTTATTAGATGACCTAGAGGACCCTTCTGATAACTTAAAAAAATTTCTATAAGAGGTGAAATAAATGTCTCAAGTAAATGTTAAATTAATTGGTGGAAGAGTTGCTGTAAAGCCTGTTGAAAAAGAATCGGTTACATCATTCGGTATTATTATTCCTGAAAAGTATCAAGAAGATAATTACGTCGGGGTTGTTGTAGCAGTAGGCTCTGGTACACGACTAGATAATGGAGTTTATTTTCCGGTTGAAGTAGAAGTTGGAGATAAAGTTTTATATTCTCGCTTAGCTGGTGCGCCATTTGAACAAGATGGTGAGACTTATTTAGTCATTAATGAAGGACATATTCTTGCAGTATTTCCGGCAGAAGCGAACTAATGCTTCTGCCTTTTTTATTTTACATAAATTAAGGAGGCTATGGTATGTTTACTAGTCCACTAATCTCTTTTGTGATGACTATCACAATTGCAGACATGCTTGAGCAAGGTTTAGTTACTAACGAATCTATTGCTAAAATTTGCGATTCCTCTGTTACTTATTTCCCAACTTCTTATATGCTCTGCTTTACTCCTGATGGTGACTATACAAGTATTACGGATGGAGATAATAATATTCTTGCTAAAATTAAACTCCAAATTCCTGAAACCATTTGGGCAATGAGCGAAGAGCATGAGCATGGTACTGTTGGCACAATTATGCTTCCTTCCGATTATTAAAAAAATACCCACTAGATATCTAGTGGGTTCGGATAATGGGAAATTACTTTTGAGTTGTACTCACTTCGATTATAACCCATTAAATATCCGTGTAAAAGGGGATTTTTATGCTCAAGCACATTCTATTTAAGATAGGAAAAGATATTGCCTACCATGCAGGTTCAATTATTGTTTCAAAATTACTTACAAAACTTGACTCCGAATCTTATGAAGAGCGTTCAGTTAGAAGAACATTTGAGCGCATAAATCGTAGGAAAAGATAACATTTTGTCACATAAAGTCGGATTTTTATGGTATAATAAACTAGTAAATCGATGGAGGTGACAGTGCTTGACTACCTTAAAGGCTTATCTAACCGATGAATATTTTGACTCATCAATAATAGATAAGACAAAAGATTTTTCTCATTTACATGTGCATACAAAGTATTCAATTAAAGATGGTCTTTGTCGACCAAAGGACTTATGTAAACGATTAAAAGAACTTGGTTATGATTCGTTTGCCGTGACAGAGCATGGGACTACCTATAGTATCGTAGACTTTACAGAGACAGCTAAAGATTATGGTCTAAAATACATTCCAGGGTGTGAGATATATGAAACAGATAATCGAACTATTCATACGCGCAACGATAGTAGCGGTACTCGGATTCCTGTTTATCATTTTCTTCTTCTGGCTTGTAATGATGATGGATTCAAGGATTTAGTAAGAATCGTATCTGATGCTGGTACAGTAGGTAAATTTGATGATAATGAACGTACTGATTTTGATTTTATTGAGCAAAATAATTTAGGTAAAAATTTAATTGCTACTTCTGCTTGTTTAGGCGGTAGAGTTGCTCAGTATTTAATGGAAGGCGATTATGATGAAGCAAAAGCTTTAGTTCTTCGCCTCAAAAACATGTTTTATCAGTTTTACTTAGAGCTTCAAGATAATGAAATTCTTACTCAAAATATTGTTAATCAACAACTCATTGATTTATCAAAAGATACAGGTGTACCTTTAATTGTCACTAGCGACATTCATTATGTTTATCAAGAGGATGGCGATTATCACGATACATTAATATGTATTGGATTTAAATCAAAGAAGCATGATTGCACTCGCTATCGATATGAGGGTGATTATCCTTATTATGTTCGCTCTCCACGAGAATTATATGATTGGGCCGACAAACATAACATTCCTTATCAAGCCATCTATAATGCAAAATTAGTAGGAAATTTCTGTTCTGCTAAAGTTCCTCTTAAATTAAATTTAATGCCCATCTACGACTGCCCACCTGGATATAATGATTCTTCTTATTTACAATTCCTATGTTATTCAAGTTTAGAAAATTATCTTGTTAAATTATCTAATTTAAATGAGTCGATAGATGTAAATCAATATATAGCTAGACTTCAGATGGAACTAGATGTTATTTGCAGTAAAGGATATGCCAGTTATTTTTTAGTTTTATGGGACTTTGTTAACTTTCTAAAAAATAATAATATCTTTCAAGGCACGGGGCGCGGAAGTGCTGCTGGAAGTTTATTGGCATTTCTACTAGATATTACTAAACTTGACCCTATTATTTATGGACTTCAGTTTGAGAGGTTTTTAAATGTTCAGCGGGAATCGATGCCGGATATTGACCTCGATGTCCCCGATATTAAAAGAGGCGAATGCATAGAATATATTAAAAATAAATATGGTCAAGATAATGTTGCTCAAATTATTACTCTTGGAGAAATAGGGGTTAAGTCTGGTATAAGAGATATAGTCAGGGTTTATGATATAGACCCTGCAGTTGCTAGTGAGATATCAGAATTACTACCTGATAAAATGCCTGACCAATCCGATATAACTCTTGATATATTAATGAAGCTCGCTGATGATGCTGATTTTGCTACTAAGTATGGTGCAAGAGAAGGAAGTATTGTTGCTATAGCTTCTAGATTTAAAGAGTATATGCTAGAGTTTCCTGATATATATAAGAATTTAAGTCGTATCGAAGGTATAATACGTTCTAAAGGATTACATGCTGGCGGAGTTGTTATTTGTAGAGATAAGATATCGAATTATATTCCAATTGAAAAAGGAACTTCAACTGCTGTATTAGATGTAATAACAATTGATATGGATTCTTGTGATAAGGTTGGAATTGTTAAATATGATTTATTAGGTCTTAGAACTTTATCTGTTATTTCTATGGCTTTAGATAATATTTATAAAAATGAAGGTAAAAGAATTAATCTTTATGACGTTACCTTAAAAGATTCATTAGTATATAAAACATTATCTGAAGGTCACACTCATGCTGTATTTCAGCTTTCTGGTGGTCCAATTACAAAGTTTACAAGACAGGTTAAGCCAAGAAAATTTCAAGATTTAATTGATATATTGGCCCTTTGACAGAGGGGCGGCTAAGTGGGTTATATGCGGGAAAATCCTTAGAGCCTATCTTGCTACAACGTAACCGAGAGGTAAACGTGAATGCGGCTTGACCATAAAAAATAGATAGGATTGGACAACCGACTCGTAGGAGTCTGAAATACGCAGGGAAGAAATCTCGTAGAGAATTCACCCTCAACGACTGGCGGAATATCCGCGATTATAGATAGCAATATCTATAGTTAACCCCACTAAGGCATTTATGCCTAATGATACAGTCTGTTCTTTAGCGAAAGTTAAAGAGCCTAGCAGAAATGACTAGGCCCTAATACGATTTTTAATGTAATCATTTGAGACTACATCTTTATAATGGACTACTATTAGTTTTATTTTTTTATCTTCAATCATTTTATATTTTATTTTATCTAGGTTTTTTCTATAAGCCAATTTTTCTTCAGTACTTGTATACATATTGTCTACTTTATAGTGTTGTGGGCCATTGTATTCAATTATAATATTAGAGTTTGGAAAGTACGCGTCCACTGGTAAGATTCGATTTGTTAAAGGATTTCTTAGCCATTCAAATCTTTTTTCAAAGATAGGTTCTTCTCCAATAATTTTAGAAAACCTATTTATCACCCAGTTCGCATGAGATGATTGTCCGCTTTTTCTTTCTATTAGTCCAGCAGCTTTATAAGCATTATTAATTGACCCAAATCTTTCATGATATGTAGTGGTTGAAAACTTACCAAAGTTTTTAATTATATTTGCAGTTACCATTCCATGTTCTTGGTTTAAGTCAATTATATCTTGGATTAATTCTTCTTCGGATGGAATATACCCGCTTGAGTGTCTTGAGAGTCCTAACTCTTTGTACATCTCTGAAAATCCGTTGAATAAGCGGTTAATTACCTTTACATTATATTTTCCATACTTCTCATAAACTGGCTTACTGATATAACCTATTTTATTTTTTACTTCAATTACATCATTTGCTACTTCTTCTTTACTGACCATTTTTCTTTGACCATTTGATGGATTTATTCCTAGCAATTCAAGAGCATTTGTTATACTTCCAAATCTTCTTTGAATTGTGTCGTAAGAAATGACTCCGTAAAGTCTAAGTTCTTTTTTTGTAACTTTTCCGTATATTTTATGTATTATTTTTATTTCTTCTAGACATTTTTCTTTAGTTATATATCTAGAGTCCATTATTTATCACCTCAATTGAATTATACTATTAAAATCTTATTAAGGTAACAAAAAGTTTCCGACCAGGTCCATTAGATGCTGAAATTGAACCAGGAATCACTATGGCAGAAAGATACATTATGAATGGTTCTATTAGTGCAGACGTATATATGAAAGATACTCATGAGTTATTAAAACCTATACTTCAGCGTTCTCGTGGCGTTATGATTTATCAAGAGCAAATTATGAGTGTCGTTCAAGTTATTGCAGGATATACGTTGGGTGATTCCGATAATCTGAGAAGATTGATAGGCAAAAAGAAATTAGCAGATGTTGTACCTGCAAGATGGCAGTTTCTTTATGGAAAGAATGCTTACACAAAAATTAATGAAGCTATTGATTTACAAAAAGATGAAAAAGAAAAAGCTTTTCTTAAAGATTGTGCATTAAAGATTAGTAAGTCACCAGTAAATGCTCCCGGTGCTATTGAGATGGGTCATTCTTTAGAATTTGCTAATGGTTTATTTGATGCTATGGAAAAATTTGCCGGATATAGTTTTAATGCTAGTCATAGTGCAGCTTATGCTTATTTATCTTTTTTAACCACGTGGCTCAAAGTATATTATCCAGTGGAATTTCTATCTGCACAATTAACATCTGAAGCCGATGACCAAGATAAGACTATAGCAAATTTAAAAGAAGCAAAACGATTAAGTATTCCAATTCTTCCGCCAGATATTAATAAATCAGATTTACAATATACAATAGAACGTATTATTGAATCTGATGATTCTGGAGTTGAGCATTCTAGATTAGCAATACGTATCGGCTTATTATCTATTAAGGGCGTAGGTCCAGCAGTTATTGAAGAGATAAGTCTTGTCCGCTCTAAACTTCCTTTTACTGATTTTGATGATTTTATTCAACGAGTTAATGCAAGAGTTATTAATAAAACTTCTGTACAGATTCTTATTTTATCTGGCGTATTTGATTCATTTGAAGAGAATAGATATCGTTTATTAAATCATTATTTCTTTACAATCCGTAAAGGTAAATTATATCAAGGAACAATAGAAGAATATTTGGAAGCAAAAGCTTCTAAAGATAAAACAAAGCGACCAAAAGCTGAAGAGTATCCTAAGTATTCTGCTTCAGAATATAACGATAAAGTTCGATTTGATTGTGAAAAGAATTATATCGGTATGTTTGTTTCTGGTCATCCTTTAGATGGTTTGCCTTATCGGAAATGGGAAACTGTTTTAGCTGAAGAGCCGATTAAGATTGGTGGTAGGGTGAAATCAATAAAGCAGATTACAACAAAGAAAGGTAAACCTATGGCTTTTATTACCTTGGAAACTAGCGCTGAAGATATTAACTGTACATTATTTACTGATGTTTATATGGAATACCATGAACATTTATTTAAGAATAATGTTATTATCGTTAAGGGCAGAAAAGATGTTAATAATGGCAAGGAATCTTTGATTGTTGAAGGAATAAGAGCACCCAAGAAGAAGTATAGTCAGCATTATTCCTCTGATGTTGACCAGTCTGAAATGTCTGCAGCGCAAGCTAAACCTCAGGTTTCAGAAGAATTACTTATAGAAACAGTTTCAGTTAAAAAGAAAAACCCGCTCGCAGAATTATATCAGTAATCTTTCTGCCGAATTATTTTTGAAATTTAAATTAACTATTGGAGGTTGATGTATTTATGCAAACAATCACATTTCTTGGCAAGATTTATAAGTTAGAATCTTCTGGTAGCCCAGGGAAAGATGGATTCCGAGTTACATTTCGCTTAGGAGTTCGTAAGAAGTACGTATCAGAAGAAGATAAAAAAGAAGGAAAGACTCAAGTATTTGTACCAATGATTGCATTCGGTAAGACAGCAGAGTTTATTGACCAATACTTTGAAGATGGTTCTGCTATTGCAGTTTCAAATTGTGAGTATAATACTTTTGAATCAGATAAAGATGGTGAGAAAAAATTCTTTCACAACTTTAAAATTGGCAATGTAGATTTTGTTCCACAGACAAGTGATTCAGATAGTAATTCTCGTTCTAATAACTCTAAATCATCGAAGTCGGACTCTAAGCCTCAGACAAAATCTCGTCGCGAATTAATTGAAGATGATGACGATGAAGAAGAATATGTTCCACGCAGTAAGCGTTCTTCAGCATCTTCAGCGTCTTCTAGTTCCCGTAAACGCTCAGAGGAAGATGAGCGAGTTCCATTCTAAGGTAGGTATATCTTATGAGTTTAGAAAACAATGAAAGTAATACTGATGCGCCTTCTTTATCTCAAATAGAAGGCGCAAAGCAAGCCTTAACAAACTTTCTTATGTATTATTACCAAGCTCTTATCCATTCTGGGCATTCTTCCTCTGATGCAAAAGCAATTGTTGCAAAAGAAGTAATTCAGTTATACGAACAATACCTTGAGATTACACAGATTAACTTCAGACCAGAAGTTATTATGAATCCGAAGGATTTGTTCAATCAGATTTTAAAAGATGCAAAGTCTCTTGGTATTCAAGGTCAAGGAATCTATCGTAAATTAATTGATTTTCAAAGACTATGGGATAATCAAGAAAAGGGGAAACGATAATGTCATCAAATATGTCAGCGGCACAAAAGAAAAAACTCTTGGATAAAGTAATGGGTGATATTAATAAGAAAGCTGGTCGGACTGTTATCGGTACTGTTAACAATCCTGATATGGCTGAACTTGTAAAGATTGATATCCTTCCTACTCCATCTATTGAGTTAAATATTGCTCTTGGCGGAGGCTTAGCTCGCGGTAAGATTGTTGAGTTAATGGGAGAAAATTCTTCAGGTAAAACAAGTCTAGCTATCGAGACGATGGCTTTGGATATGAAGGAAAACCCAGATTCGGTATGGGCATGGTATGAGACAGAAGGTTCTTGTGACCTAGATTATATGACTCAATTCAATGGCTTCGACCCATCTCGCCTTGTCATTTGGCACATGGAAGATGAGGGCGCAGAGAAGGGTTTAGACTTCTTAGAAGCAATGTTACGTACTGGTCAGTTTACAGGCGTTGTAGTCAATTCAGTTGCTGGTCTTACCCCTAAAAGAGAAATGGAATCAGAGATGGAGAAACAAGACATAGCACTCGTTGCCAGAATGATGTCCAAGCTCATGCGTAAAGTTACTGCCGTTGCTTCTAAGGCAAAGACAACTATGATTTTTATTAATCAGTTTAGAAGTAATATCGGTGGCTATGGTAATCCTGATACCACTTCTGGCGGAAGAGCTTTATCTTTTTATGCCACTCAACGTATTGCAATGCGTAAAGTAAAAGTTGAAAAGGCAGATGGTATTAGCGAAGAAGAAGGTATCAAAGTTTCTTGCAGGATTGGTAAGAATCGTATTGCTCGAGATAATCCTTATAAAGCAGCTAAATACATTGCACTCTTTGGTAAAGGTATTGATAGAGTTCGAGGACTTGCAGAAATGGCAGTTGATAATGAAGCTGTCGAACAGTCTGGTTCGTGGTTGTATTATCCCAATAAAGCGAATCCGATTACTTTACCGGATGGAACTCCAGCAAAATGGCAAAGCTTCGCCAAGTTCTTAGACTATGTAAAAGACAATCCGGATTTCTTTGAAGAAGTTAAATCTGTTCTTGAAAATAAACTAAAGTCTGGTGCTCTTAAAGTAAATTATCTAGATGAAGATGAAGTTAACGAAATTAAACAGCAAGACGCATCTATCGAATCCGATAATGATATTAATATTGAAGATGAGCAAGACTAGTACACTAGTCTTGCTTTATTCTTATGGAGGGTAAAAATATGTCAGGTAATTATGTTGATTTAAAGGTTAGAATACCTCTGAGACAAGAAGCATCTGAGTATCAGGATACTGATATCATGAATCATCTTCGGATTTCTCCTGATTACATTAACGGAGGATTTCGAATCTATCTCGATGAAGGAAAAGATTATATGATTGAATCTCTTGCTGAGATTCAAGAATATGATGTTAATCTTTTTGACTTTGACATTGAGGAATCTGATGATGAAGATGAAGAACTTGATGATGACGATGATTGGTCTGATGACGATGATGATTACTACGATACTTATAATGACGAACCTGATTATGATTAAAGGGGAAATTTTATGAATACTACTTTGCTTGAGGGATTAAATCCACGACAATTTGAAGCAATAGTAGATACTCTTAAAGAGCCAGCGCTTGTTATTGCTGGTGCTGGCTCTGGTAAAACTGGTGTACTTACTAGACGTGCAGCTTTCTTAATTGAACAAGGTGTATCACCTCATCAAATTATGCTTGTTACTTTTACAGTAAAAGCATCTAATGAAATTAAAGAACGAATTGCAAAATATATCGGCCATAAGAAATGTAAGCAGATTACGATGGGCACATTTCATAGTATTGCAATTCGTATCTTAAAACAGTTTCCTGACTTATTACCTTACAAAAATTTCACTATATTTGATGAATCGGATGCACGTTCTTTGATTAAGAAATGTGCAGCTCAGTTAAGTTTTGATTTTGATAATGATTTAGTTAAGTCTATATCAAGTACAATATCTTTTTTAAAGAATGATTTAATTTCCCCATCTTCATATTATGCAAGACTTACTGATTCGAATTCATTTGAATATAAAGTTTATCAAATCTATAACTTGTATCAACAAGAGTTAGCAAATCAACATGCCTATGACTTCGATGATTTAATAATGAAGACAGTTATGCTGATTCGTAATCATCAAGAGGTAAAAGATTATTGCCATGCGAAGTTTCAATACATTATGGTAGATGAATTTCAAGACTGTAATGCATCTCAATATGAGTTTGCTCGATTGATGAAAGGTAAAAATACAAATCTATTATGTGTTGGAGATGACAACCAATCTATTTATGCATTTCGTGGCAGTAATATTAATATTATTTTAGGTTTTAAAAATGATTTTCCTAATGCAAAAATTGTTTACCTAGACCAAAATTATAGGTCTAGCTCAACTATTGTCGATGCAAGTACAGGATTAATTAATAATAATCCTAGTCCTTATAATAAAAAACTATTTAGCGATTCGAATGCTGGAGATAAGATTCAAATTGTAAAAGCATATAGTTCTCAACAAGAAGCTCGATACATTGCTACAAAGATAAATCAATATGTGATGTTAGGTCACCAGCATTCTGATATTGCCATTCTTTATCGGACGAGTGCAGTAACTAAAGATATTGAGAATACATTTATGCAAGCTAGTATTCCGTATCAGATGCATAATAATGTTTCATTCTTTGACAGAGTAGAGATAAAAGATATTCTTTCTTTTATTAAGATTTCTATAAATCCTTACGACGATATTTCTTTTAAAAGATTATTAAACTTCTGGCCTGGTCTTGGTAAGACTACAATTAATAAACTTTCAGAATATGCTTCTCATATTTCTGTTTCTTTATATCAAGGGTCTAAATCAGTTCCGAAGCTAAGAGGGCAAGCTTCTGCTTTATTAAAAGAAATTAATGACTTTGTTGATTTACTTAATCAATATTCGAATATGTTTACGATATCTGAAATGGTTAATTTTATTTTAAAACAATTAAAATATAAAGAATCATTAACAGAAGAAAGTAGAATAGAAAATATAGATGAATTTATTAATTATACTTCTAATTTTTATGATGAGGATGGAAATAATTCTGTAGAATCTTTTTTAACTCATATATCCGTCCTTCAGGATTCTGTAACTGAGGAAAAGAATGCTGTCCATTTGATGACTATACACGCTTCTAAAGGCCTAGAGTTTCCTGTTGTTTTTATTGTAGGAATGGAAGAAGGTATATTTCCAAGCATTCATTGTGCGTCTGTCTTTGATTATCAGGAAGAGCGTAGACTTGCTTATGTAGCGATGACGAGAGCTAAAACTTTATTACATATGACTTACAGCCAAAATCGAATGATTTATGGAAGATTACAAAGTAATAAACCTTCCCGATTCATAGATGAAATTCCAAAAGAGTTTGTTCATCACTATCAATTAAATAACTGAGGTGTAGATATGAAATGCATTCAATACGCAATGACCTTTGAACAAAAGTTAGAGATTATTGATTTCTTTTACGACCAGTATTACAACACAAATCAAGATGTTAAGGACTTTGCTCAAGAGTTTTATTTTACTACGGGCAATATTTTATTGGGCCGAATCCCATTAGATTTAAAAAAGATTAAAAGTTACGAGTTCGGTCTTAAAAGGATTATTCCAGACCTTCTTACTGTCGGAGAAGTGATTGATATTCCTGAAGAATAATCTATATTTATCTGTCACAATGTGTTACATTTTAATTAATAATAAAGGAGTTGCAAGTTATGACAACTATGCAAAAAGACATCTCAATTAAGAAACGTCAGCTAAGCGAAGATTTTAAACAAGAGTTTATCATCAACATCCAAGGTAAAGAATATATTCTTTACGGAGGTCTTTTAACACTAGCTCATGCCGAAGGAGTGCAGGGTATTCACACTAGGCTTGTACAAGCTCCTAGTCAAGACAATGGCAATATGGCAATTGTAGAAGCTATTGTTACTGATAAGGACGGTAACAAGTGGTCTGGCATTGGCGATGCTGATGATATTAATTGTAATAAGAAAGTCGCTCCAGCTAAGATTCGTATGGCAGAAACGCGTTCAAAAGGTCGAGCTCTTCGTGATATGCTCGGACTTGATATTTTAATGGATGGAGAGCTTGCTGACCCATACGAAAAAGAAATGATTACTATCGAGCAGACAAAACAGATTCGCAATCTTATGGATACTAAATCCTTAGATAGAGAAAAAGTTACAGACCTTGCTTACCGTATGTTTGGAGTCAAAACAGCAGCTCGCTTAACAAAAGAACAGGCTGAAATTTTTATTGCTGAATTAAACTTAAATGAGTTAGACTGAATTGTAACTCTTTTTAATTAAAACAATAAAAATCGGAGGCTTTGTACAATGTCTAAAATGGACGAGGAAATTATTGCAGTTAACCGAAAAGTTTTATTTGGGGAAGATGATTCAAATTCATTTCAGGGATTTTTATCTTATGAAAAAAGTCCTAACTTATCTGAATCATTATTAGAGATTATGTTCTCAGAAAATAAACTTGGAAGACGTGGAGACTATGAAGAAGACCCGTCTTATAAGCAACCAATTCCTTATACTGTTTTAGTCGGAACTGATTCAGCTAATCCCATGGTCTATACTTATCAACGACTTACGGGTGGCGGTGAGGTAAGACTTCATAATAAGCTATCAGTTGGCGTAGGTGGTCACATGAACCTTTTATTTGATTACTCTACCTTGTACGATGAAGCTGTCCGTGAATTAGATGAAGAACTTTATATCGATGCTGATTCTTGTAGATATAAAGTTCTTGGTCTTATTAATGATGATAGTACTCCAGTCAGCTCTGTTCACATCGGTATTTTAATTAAGGCAATTGTTCCTCCACATGTTCATGTGGAAGTTAGGGAAACAGACCAATTAAAAGGTGAATGGATTTCATTATCGGATTTATTAGATTCCTCTACATATGACCGCTTAGAAAGCTGGTCTCAAATTGCAGTTAATCATTTAGCTGAAACATATTTTAATCATAAATAGGCGGTGTATGCATGAGAATTCTTTATGCAACTGATTTTCATTTACGGGGTAGAAATCCTGTTAACCGGATTGATAATTATGCTGAAGAAATTCTCTCTGTATTTCGAGAAATATCTCAACTCATTACTGAATTAAACATTGATTATGTTTTATTTGGAGGAGATATTTTTGATACACCTAGAATTAGTCAGGAACTATATAATGAGTTAGCATTTATTCTTTCTACATATAAAGTAACCCCATACGTAGTTCCTGGTAACCACGATATATTTGGTCAAACAATTAATACGCTAGACCAAACAATGCTTCAAGGTCTCCATTCATCTGGGTTAATTCAGATTATTACGAGAGAGTCTGGAACCCTTTTATTGTCTGCCAATAATATTACTATTGGACTAGCTGCACAAGAATATTATTCCGGAATTGATAAAGATAATAAATCTTCAGATTATGATATGGAAACGAATCCGTTTGCAGATTATCATCTCTTACTAACTCACGGTATGTTGCTAGACAAACCATTCCACCCAGATGTTCATCACACTTTAATAGAAGAGGTATCGAGTCATGCCGATATTATATTCGGAGCTCACTATCATTCTGGATGGTCAAAAGCATACAATGGCTCTACATGGTTTTGTCACCCTGGCGCAGTCGCACGTATCGAGGCAACTAAGACAGAGAAAGAAAGACCATTAAGCTATCTTTATTTAGACTTCGATTCAAATAAGTTTACAATTGATATCCTGCCATTCAAATCAGCAAAAGATGGTTATGATATTTTTGTACAACAAGAAGAAAAAGAACAAGCTCCTCAATTAATTGAAACATTTGTAGAACATATTGATGAGCAATTAAATCATCTCAATGTACATGATATTTTGAGAGCGGATACAGAGTCTCTACCTGATGATTTGACAGCATTAATTTATGATTATGTAACAAAAGCCGAACAAACAATTGATAATTTAAATGATGATTTATCTTCTTTTGATACATTGTCATCTCATTTTTTTATTGATTCAATTGAGATTAAAAACTTTCAATCTCATAAGCATACAGTCATTAATTTTAACAACGGATTAAATGCAATCATCGGTGCTTCAGATGTTGGAAAGACAGCAATCATTAGAGCATTGAGGTGGGTATTGTATAATGAACCTAAGGGTTCTGATTTTATTACTCACGATGAATCTGAATCGATTGTTCGATTAAATCTAAATACAGGCTATTCAATTGAGAGAAGAAGAACTAAGACTAGCTCAGGTTATTATCGTGTTTATAAAGATAATGCATTACTAAATGAATATACTGGGTTTGGACATCAATCTTTATCTGATATCATTAATGCACATCAAATGCCTAAGATACATTTAACAAAAGATATCGATGTTTCTTTAAACATTTCTCAGCAACTTGATGGACCGTTTTTATTGGATGAATCTATCTATACAAAAGCTTATATTATTGGGCATCTCACTGGTGCTCACTTAATCGATGAGTCTATTCGAATGGTATCAAAAGACATTTTATCAAATCAAAAAGAATCTAAGCTACTTATCAAGCAGCAAGATAAATTAAAAGAAAGAATTGATAGTGACTTTAACGATATACCATTTACTGAAGCTTTTGTTGTTGAAATAGATAATGATATTTCTTTATTTAAAGAATTAGAATATAGATTAGAATTATACGAATCAATTTATTCTAATTACAATCAAGAATCTATTTTATTATTTGAGTTATCCCAAAAAGAATTAAGTTATTGTGATTTAAATTCTGTTCAAGAATTAATTGATGATTTATATATTTTATTAAATCATTTAATCAATATAGAGAATATAAATAAAGAATTAATTCAGTTAAAAACCTCTTTTGCTAATTACAATAGAATTGATTGGTCTATATTATCTTTGAATCTTGATTTCGAATCCCAATTGAATGCATTAAAGCAAAAGGAACTTTACCACGAGGAGTACGATGATTTATTGCTAGAAGTAAACTCTTTAGATAAACAATATGAAATAAATAAACAAAATATAGATGCGATTCGCCAGCGATATAAAGATTTACTAGCAATGCATAAATCTTGCCCACTATGTAAGCAAAATCTTCCCGAATCGTTGGTGGTTTAAATGACAGTAATTGATTTTATTGAGTACAAGAAAAGAAAAAACATTGAAAAAGTAAATGATTCTATGCCAGAATACTTTGAGCTAGATGATGGCGTTGTCGCTGAGCCCATCGTTTATACAGTAAGAGATAATGATGTTTATTTGGCACTTAGAACCGATTGGCATGATGAAATACTTTTTATGAAAGTAGAACATTCCAATGGAATTTTAGATGAATATTTATATCCTCTATCTCCACAAGAGATGAAAGAATTTAATGAGATATTAGAAGAGGAAGATTTTAATATAGATGTTGAATAGGAGATGATATCTGTGAGTTCTCATCAAGATTTTGAAAAAGAGTTGAAGTCATTTACTGAAAAAATGAATAAACTTCAGCGAGAAAAAATTGAAATTGAAGTTAAAAAAGAAAATGCATTAAAAAGAATTAAAGAAATTGAACAGGATTGTTTAGATAAGGGAATAGATATCTCTGATTTATCTGCTCAGATTGAAGATATGAAATTAGAAATGCAAAAATCTATTTCTTTATTAAAAGAAAAATTTAAAGAGTTCGCTCAGGTTAATCACAATCAGAAGCCTTATGAAAAAGTAAAATCTTCTTCTGAAGATGTTCCATTTTAGGGCTGTTATGATTGATACTTATGTTGAACAACTAAGTCGTTTAAAGTCTAATCTCGATGTAAGAAAAGGTCAGTATCAAGAATTATTAAGACAACATCAAGATTACGACAATCAGTTGAGAGAGATTAATATATCTACTCATAGCCTCGTATCAATACAAAATATTCTTTCTAGGATAGCCGATAAGATACGTATTATCTCTAAAGATAAGTTAGAACAGATTGTCACTTCTGCTATTCAATTTGTCTTTGGGCCAGCTTTTTCTTTTTATATTGAGATGAATCAATCTTCTGGGAAGCCTCAAGCAGAGTTTTATTTAGTGCATGAAAAGAACAATCAAGTTATCATGACAAAACCAATTGATAGTCATGGCGGAGGCGTGGTAGACATTATCTCCCTTGCACTTCGTATTGCTGTTATTCATATGCATTCCAATCCTACTTTGAATGGTCCATTAGTATTAGATGAACCAGGCAAACATGTATCTGAAGAGTATGCGGAAAAGATGGCTCAATTTCTTAAGCATATTAGCAACCATTTTGGTCGCCAGATTATTTTAATTACTCACCAACCTTATCTTGCAGAAGCTGCAGATAAACATTTTGAAGTACAATACTGGGGAGGCCAGTCTCATGTCGCTGGAAAAGAAATTGGAAATTAAACCATGGGAAGTTGTAATGTATCCACATGAACTAGAGTTTGTTGATTTTGTTTTATCGAAGAAAACAAATCAGAACGATAGCTTGGGAGATTACATTCCAATCATTAGAGGTGGTGTAATTTATCTTGATGACTATCGTTCCATGACTGAAAATCAGATGAAATGGCTTCTTTTTGTTAAGCTTCAAAAGGTAAAATATCAAGTACCAGGTTTTGTTGGATTAAAAATATCTACAGGAAATTGGAATGGCATTATTCCTCAAGTAGTTGTAAATGAAGAAGCTTTAACAAAATTCCGTGTCTCTCGTATTACAACTTGTGGAATGCCATTAGATGATAATACTGGCTTTCCTATACGTAAATTTATAAAAGAGAAAGTCATTCATGAAAATTATGCTTGGAATAATGAAGTCAATGACTATCAACTTGTATCAACAGAAGTTAGGTCTTCTACAAATATTACAGATACAGGTTACACCTTAGGTTCATTTTTAAGTTCCGACTCTGAGTTAGGTGAGTGATATTATGTTTAGATGTCCTTCATGTGGTATATCTCATGCTATGCAGGTAAGTGAAAATTATTACCTGTTAACAAATAAAGCAATGGATAAGGCATGGGTTATCCATAAAGACGGTTTACTAAATCAGAAAAGCCTAGCTCATTTCTTTATTAGTATGGAGAAAGAAGTTTCTTCTATTGAAGAAGCTTATGAATATTTACGCTCTATAAAAGAATTTACTTATTCGGCTTTAACCTTCGGTACGAAGTGTTTGCTTTGTGGACAAAAATCTATAAATGATATTTATAGAAGAGCGTTTGTACACTCCATTGATTATTTTGACATTGAGCAGATGTGTTCTTGTGGAGGCGAACTTTGGATGGATAAGCTTCCTAACGGTAGATATGGATTGCAATGTGAAAAGTGTGGGTGGATTAAGCCTAATGTTTCATACTCGGGTTCTGAGAATATAAATATTATTTAAGCTAGAGCCTTAAGGCTCTATTTTTCTATACGTAACCTCTTGTCATATTATTTTTAATATACAAGGAGGATTGTTTATATTGCTAAACATTAAACTTGACCAAGTAACTATCAATCAAATTAAAGAAAAGAATTTGATTGAGGATATTTTAAAAGAGGAAAACGTAGAAATAAATCGAGATGGATTTGCTAGATGCCCATTTCATGATGAGAAGACTCCATCCTTTAGAGTTTATACGGACTCAAATACCTATCATTGTTATGGATGCTCTGCAGGAATTAAAGGAAATGATTTACGCGTTAGAGACGGTAATATTATTACCGATGCTGGAAGTGATGTTATTGCGCTTTATCAAAATTTAAAGCAGGTATCTTTTATTGATGCTTGTATTGAGTTAATGAATAGGAGTGGTATTATGGCAGAAGTAAATGATATTTCACCAGAGGTTTATCAACTAAAAGAATCAATTACTACTCGCAATCGTCAATATTACTCAGCATTACTTCAGTACGAGCCTGCTCTTGAGTATCTATATCAGAGGGGTATCACTGATGAGTCAATTAAAACTTGGCGACTAGGTTATGTTCCTCAATCTGACCCGCAATCATCGATTAGGAATCGTATTGCTTTTCCATTTATTGAAGACTCACTAGACCAGTCTAAAGCAAAAACAATTGCTATGGCTTATCGAAAGCTATCTGATTATGATGAAGGACCTAAGTATCGTAATGATTCTAATTCTGCTATTTATCATAAGTCATCTAATTTGTACGGATTTAATTTTGCAAGACAGCCGATTTATAAATTAGATTCTGTATTTATTGTTGAGGGATATATTGATACCATTCTATGTCATCAACACGGTATCTTAAATGCAGTTGGTTTAGGCGGCACTGCTTTTACTGAAGAACAAATTACAAAACTACAAAAGTTAACAAACAATATTGTATTGTGGTATGACAGCGATGATGCAGGTCAGCAAGTGATGATGAAGATGGCCCCTATTTTAATTGAGAAGGGCTTTAATGTTTCGATTGTACTTCCATCTAATAATCTAGACCCTGCAGATATTATTAGTCGTTATAAGGATGATGTACATGAGTATCTTCATACTCATATGATGTCATTCTTAGATTACATTATTGAAAAAGAAACGACCGTAATCAATAGACAGGTATCAAAACTTAAGCTAGAAGCTTATCAAAAAATACACCCTATTATTGATAAGATTCAATTGAAACATACAAAAAGTTTTTACGAAAACTATCTCAATAGCAGGCTTTTATAAAAGCCTGCTTTGAAGGGATGATTGCTTTGAATGTAAAATGTCCTACTTGCTCCTCTATTTCTAGTGCAAAGCAATGGAATGTAAAAACATATGATACTTTAAAGCCTATTTATCATAAGAAAATTCAAGACGTTGCTGGTAGCCCTAACTACCGCTTTGTTTGTCCTGATTGTAATGTCATACATCTTGCCGCTAATCTATCTCTAGTTAGAGACACTGGTATTGTAGAAAAATATAATTTAACTCCAAAGTATCATCAGTACTCTTTATCTTTTCAGGAAATAAAAGATGTATTTGAAGATATTATTTTAAACAAAACATCAGTAAAAGTTGAATTAGATGTTACATTTGATGATGAATCTTATAGTATTTATGTCACATTGACGGAGGAATGCGAAGAAGATTTATCGGACCTTCAATTAGATAGAGTTTACGAATATTTATTTCACCCTGATGAATTCGATATTAATTCTGCTATCTTATTTACTGATTTGTTTGGAGAGGGATTTTTTACAGCAACTGCTTACGAAGAATCGGAAGGATGTTATATGATAGAAGTAGTTGTTATTTTATAGGGGGACCTTTATGAAAGACATTCCTTTACGCAATGGTAAAAGTGCAAGATTTTTAAGGTCTAAAGATGTGATTGTAAAAGATGTAGACCCCATTAATCCTGTATCTGTTCATATTTATAATGCTCCATGCCCTGTTTGTAACTTTGATAACACTGTACATTCTTACGATGGTTATACCTTTATTACCTTTCAGTTAACCTGTAAGTTTTGCGGAGTTTATTATCGTCCAGCGATTGACCCTTCTCATCTTGCAGATATGACGCATGATGACATCTTTCTTAATCAAGCCCAAAAGAAGAAGTTTGAAAGAGAAAAACAAGTTTATGAAAAGAAGATAGAAAAACAAAATAAAGCAGTCATGAGAGCTTTAGAACGCGAAGAATCATCTAAGCCTAAGATGTGGTCTGGTCCTAGCGAGGATGAAGATACATGGAAATAACAAATCATCGCTCTACAGATAAGATTTATACAAAATCTTTAAAGCAGGCAATTTATCGATTAATGAATGAGCATCCTACTTCTGAAGCCCAGCATGCTTGGAAGACTATTCAACAAACAATGATAATGAATAAACTTCATGAAGAATTAATTACTTCTTTAAATATATCTGAGCCTATTTATATGGGTTACGGTTCTTGTAATCCGGATTTATTAGTTATTACTCAAAAGTCTAGAGAGTGTTCAATTGAAACTTCTGATTTTTTATCACTTATATCCCCAGGTCTTTGGACATCTAATGTATTTTATACAGGTAGATATAAGCATCAGAATCCTTCAAAATTAAATGAAGATAAATTCAATGAGATACTTGATGCTCAGATTAAAATATTAAAACCAAAAGTTATATTGGCTTTTGGTCCTTTGCTTTCTGATGATTTACATGTCTTATCAGAACACCTACACACTACTTATATACAGACTTTTAGTGTTTATGATTTTGTGATGGCTACACAAGCACACGATGACTCGAAAGTACACAATATAAAGGCTCAAATTTGGGATGATTTAAAGCAAATAAGAGGCTATTTTTATGAATTAAATGAATTGACACCTTAAAAATTCTGGTGATAAACTAAGAATACGCTTTCTAAGAGTGGGGTCCCCCCTTAATTATTTTTATGCGCAGGGTATATAAATTATACAGAAAAAAGAAATCCTGCTATCGCATTGTTTATGATTATACTATTTGGAGGGAATTAATTATGTTTGTACACGAAATTGATTTGCGTAAACCAATGGCTTCATCTGACTGGCAGGCATTAGAGGGATGGTACATTGATGTTATCAAAGAACTTGATATTTCAGACGATGTAAATCCATCTGATTTATTGATTTTAAATTCTAGAATTTCAAAACTTTATACACAAGCTCGATTTGATTTTGCTTATATTAAGCGATTTGCAGAAAAGCTTAAGCGTCAATTAAAGCGAGCAGAGCGCCAAGCATATCTAGCCGTTAAAGATATCGGTAAGAATGACACCGAGCGTCAGAGTCTTGTGACTAAATTTCTAGAAGAGAATAAGGTATTCAATTATCCGGTTTGTATTTATGACGCCATTGATATTTATGAAGACAGACTTGAATTTATTGAAGCTGTTATTGATGATATTAAATCGAAAGCAGAAAGATTAATCACTATTAATGGTGCGTTAAAACTTGATGCGGAGATGTCAAAATCCTATGAGTGATGTTTGGGATTGTGAATATTATCATCGATGCCTAAGTAATGCAAAGTGCGGTCTTTGCGGGCCGAATCAACGCTTACTAAAGCTTCCTGAAGATAAAGTTACAGAGAAACAACGTCAACGACTTAAAACAGGATATAAAAAAACGGAAGCATCTTGGGAGGAATTAGAACAGCATTCAGCTAATATATTGAATGCTGTTCCTACTTTTAGAGAAGCCAAAAGAACAATACGTTCTGGCGCACTTTGGTTTGCTCCTGGTGATGTCGTTGACGAAAAGCTTTTACTGGAGTGCAAGGAGAGAGGCACAGTTACGGCAAAAGGAGAAAAGACTTTTTCGATTTTAAAAAACATACTAGATAAAATAATCGAAGAAGCGAAATCATCTAATCGTTTTCCAGGTTTGGTTTTCCGATACAAAGATGATTCAGAATCTTATGTTGTTCAGCCATTTAATGAACTTGTTCATTTAGTTCATTTGATTAAAGCTTATGAGACGGAGATTGATATGCTTCAGAAAGAAAATGAATTTTTAAAAAAGAAGGTAGAATAAAAATGCCAATTTATTATGATGATTCTATGCGCTGCACGAAGTGTAGCTCAAGTCATTTTCTAGCAGAAAAAGTATATCAATTTCATTCCAAGGCAATCAAAAGAATCACGCCATTTGAACGTGAAAATGAAGTCACTCCAGTATCAGTTGAAATAATTTACTACTGTAAAAATTGCGGGACAGAATTGGAGTTATAATATGTTAGATACAATTCATTCCCGCCTAGCTTATTTAGATAAATTAATAAAAGATGATTACAATGAATCTGTTGACAGGTCATTAGTAATAATCCTTTTATACTGGAAGATTTTCGATGGTATTGATATCTCAGATGAATTAATGAAAAAGATTATTGAGAATGGTGCTAGCCCTAACTCGCTGGTAAGAGCAATACGAAGAATTCGGCACAAAAAAACGAAACCATAATATCAGCCACAACGGAAAGGTATTGATAATATGAGTGCCATTACAGAGAAGAGTTCCAATATTGTTGTTAGGAAAAGAAATAATGAAGAAGAGTATTTTTCTTTTGATAAGTTATCCAAGGTAATTGGATTCGCTTGTTCAGACTTTCAACATTCACTAGACACGCCTTACCAGCCTTCAAAGATTATGCAATCATTAATTCCTAATCTAAGAAACTATATGTCCACCAAAGATATTCATCAAGAAGCCATTAAGATTGCAGTAGAAAAAACATCAATTCAAGAACCGGAATGGCAGTTTACCGCTGCAAAGTTACTCTTATATAAAATCAAAAAAGAAGCATCTATTAATAGAGGTTATCCAAATGAAGGTTATGATAGTTTTTACGAATTAATTACTCGTCTTACGGATGATGGACTTTATGGTACATACATTTTAGAAAATTACAGTAGAGATGACATTGATGAACTTCAACTATACATAAAGCCAGAGCGCGACTATTTGTTCAATTATGTTGGACTAAAAACATTAGTAGATAGATACCTAATCAAAGGGTATAATAACGAAATACTAGAGCTTCCTCAGGAATTATTCATGGGTGTGGCAATGCATCTAGCTATTCCTGAAGGCCGGAATAAAGTTACCTATGCCAAGCAGTTCTATGACTGCCTATCTAAGCTAGAAATGACTGTAGCTACTCCTACATTATCTAATGCGCGAAGAGTTCATCATCAGCTTTCAAGTTGTTTTATTGATACTGTTGATGATAATTTATGGAGCATCTATGATGTAAATCAATCTTTTGCTCAAGTATCTAAACATGGCGGAGGACAAGGCATTTACATTGGTAAGATTAGAGGTCGCTCCTCTAATATCAGAGGTGTTAAGAATGCGGCTGGCGGGGTTATTCCTTGGGTTAAGGGTTATAACAATACAGCTATCGCCGTTGACCAGCTTGGCGTTAGGCGCGGAGCAGTGGCGATTTATTTAGATATTTGGCATAAAGATGTTATGGATTTTTTAAATGTGAAAACAAACAATGGTGATGATAGATTAAAGGCTCATGATATTTTTCCAGGTGTTTGTATTCCCGACTTGTTTATGAAAACTCTACAAGAACGTGGAGTATGGCATCTGTTTGACCCCCATGAAGTAAAACAACTTATGGGATGGTCATTGGAGGATTGTTATGATGAAAGCCTTGATGGAGGAACTTTTAGTAATCGCTACAATGAGTGCGTTAGTCACCCTCTTTTATCTCGGGTTGATATTCCTGCGATAGATATTGCAAAAGTTATGCTACGCTCTCAAGCTGAGACTGGAACTCCTTTTGTATTTTTTAGAGATGAGACCAATCGGAAAAATCCGAATAAACATAAAGGTATGATTTATTGTTCTAATTTATGCACAGAAATCTGCCAAAATATGTCACCTACTACTCGTGAGGAAGTTTCTACCGATGAACAAGGTTACACCACGACTCGAGTAAAGAATGGTGACTTTGTTGTATGCAATTTATCAAGTATTAATTTAGGAAATGTTCATACAGAAGAAGATATTAAACGGGTTGTTACATCTGCAGTGCGAATGATGGATAATGTGATTACGTTAAATTACTACCCTGTTGAGCAAGCGAAAGTAACGAATCAGCGTTATCGTGCAGTCGGACTAGGAACAAGCGGGTATCATCAAATGCTCGCCAAAAATCAAATTGCATGGGAGTCTGATGCGCATTATGAATTCGCTGACAGAATCTATGAATGGCTTAACTATTATGCAATTAAGGCGTCAGTTGAAATTGCAAAAGAGAAGGCTCCGTACCCGTATTTTAAAGGTAGCGAGTGGGATACAGGTGTATATTTCTCAGATAGAAATTACACATCAGAGAAATGGACTGAATTAAAAAATGAAGTTCATCAGAATGGTATTCGTAACGGTTATCTTTTTGCTGTTGCTCCAACAGCTTCGACCAGTTTAATATCAAACTCGACAGCAGGAATTGACCCTGTCTATCAGAGATTTTTTATTGAAGAAAAGAAGAATGCGTTGATTCCGCAGACAGCTCCAGAGCTTTCCCCTAAGACGTATTGGTTCTATAAAGAGGCTCATCAGATTGACCAACTCGCATCTATTAAAGCTTGCGGAGTTCGACAACGCCATATTGACCAGGGGCAATCATTTAATCTATATATTACACCGGATACAACACTTAGCCAACTTTTGAATATGTATATGGAAGCTTGGAAAAATGGCCTTAAAACCGTGTATTATGTACGCTCTAAGACAAGTGATATTGAAGAGTGTGTAAGTTGCTCATCGTGATTCTGAGGCCTCAGGGATTAAACCTGAGGCCCTAAATTATAAGGAGGTATATTATGCAAGACCTGAAACAGAAAAAGCTTTTTAATGAACATGGTGAGCGAGATAAAACTCAGTCACGTCTTGTTAATGGCAATACAACAAACATGATTGAGTTTAACAATGCAAAATATGATTACTTTGCAAAGTGGTATCGAATGAGTATGAACAACTTCTGGGTTCCGGAAGAAATTTCCTTATCTCAGGATGCAAAAGATTATGATATGCTCTCTGATAGAGAGCGCTTTGCATATGACCATGTCATTTGCTTCTTGGTATTCCTTGATAGTATTCAAACTCATAATTTACCTAACATTAATGAGTGGATTACAGACCCCATTGCAAATGTTTGCCTTACCCTTCATGCTGCTGATGAAGCTATCCATTCACAGTCTTATTCTTACATCTTAGATACTGTAGTAGACGCTAAGAAACGAGAAGAGATTTATAATTTATGGCGCGAAAATCCTCATTTAATGAAGCGTAATAAATTTATTGCTGACTTATATGAAGAGTTTATTCAAAATCCTAGCATGAAGCAGTTTGTTAAAACAGTAATGGCAAATTATATTCTTGAAGGTTTGTATTTCTATTCTGGTTTTGCATTCTTTTACTCCCTTGGTCGTCAAGGCAAGATGTTAGGAACTTGTACAGAAATTAGACTCATTCAGCGTGACGAACTTACTCATTTAGGTTTGTTTGAGCAGATTTATCGTATTTTAAGAGATGAAATTTCCGATATATTTACTCCAGATTTTATTGAAGAGCTTCGTCAAATGATGAAGTCAGCTGTAGAAACGGAAATTGAGTGGGGTCAATACATTTCCAATAATGAAATTCCATCTTTGACCGACCAAAATATTGATTCTTACATTAAGTATTTAAGTAACACTCGCCTAAACCGATTAAGTATTCCAATCCTTTATCCTGAAGTTAAGGATAATCCATTACCATGGGTTGACCAGTTCTCTCAGTTAAATTCTACTAAGACCGATTTCTTTGAACAGAAGGTAGCTAATTATCAAAAGGGAATTAAGGATGACCTATAAGATAAGGGAGGAATTTATCGGTGTTACAGTTAATTAAAGATACCTATCAAAGTATTAAAAATTTTATTATTCCTGCAGGAATTCTTGGAGCGCTCGCGAATCTATTTATAGGACAAATCTTTAGTGCAGTAGTTATTGGATTTGTAACCTACTATTATTGGAAGAATGAGCATGGGATTCAAAAACTTATTGCAAAAGTTTAAGTCTTTATTTAATAGAGATAAGTTTTCGATTCAAATCTTTGAGCGCGAAGACGAAAAATCATTTACAGTGAAAGTCATTTGTAAAGGGTCTACTGAAGGACCCTTTACAAACACTGTATTCAAAAATGCTTATCCTAATTATAAAGAACAAGCTTATAATATGGCTGGTGATTATGTAAGACAATTAATGCATAATCGCTACTATATAAATAAGATTAAAAATGTACCAATCTATAGAAATAAAGCTCATAACCAATGAGCTAGAGTGGAGTCAGAACCTTTGAAAACTAAGGAGGTTTTGATATGGAAAGACAAGTTGAATTACTTAATGCAATGCTTGATGATATTTCTATTCATCAAGAGTTATCTCGAGAGGATTCTTTCCCAATTTTATTAAACTGGATTGCGTTTCATGTAGGCGTAGACCCAGGAATGTGTATGGAATCCCTCAAGATAAATACATATAAAGCTTTATCTACATACGATTTATCAATCTTAAAAGAAGATTATAATAATCATTTAGGATTTATTTACTATAATTTATTTCCTAGTTTAAACAATCATATTTATCCTGGTCTTGACCAGATAAATAAAACATTAATTAAATTAGCAAATAAACCTAAAAGAGATTTTCCTTATGTCGTACATATATCTAATACCGGAACTGGCAATTTGATTTTACACGCAAGTAAAATCCTCAATAATAATTCTGTTTTCTTTACTAATGAAACGGACTTAAATGCTTACCGTATTCAGCTCATCCTTGCAAAATTATTTGATATTAACCTATACATAGTCAATAAAGAAATAACCAGTCGCATTGGTCCCGATTCTCTTGTTTGGGAGAACGCAAATACATGGATTCCAAATAAGGTTTTAGCAAGATTATAATAAAAAAATACCTAAGATAAATTTATCTTAGGTATTTTTTTATTATCATGTATCAAATTAACTTTAAATAGGAATTTATTATATTTATTCATGAGTTAAAATTAATAATATATTAATTTCCCCTCATAATAGCCCTGGATATCCAGGGCATTTTTTTTATAAAGCAGAAATAATAAAAGCAAATAATTGATTATAGGCTACACCTAATATTTCTTCTTGGCTTTCCCCATTCAAATCATACTTTGCTAAACGCTGTACGATTCCATACTCATCTACGTTTAATCCTTCTGATTCGAACACCTCAATTACTTCTTGTGCGATAACCCCTACGTGAATCTTACCTTCCAGGTCATCTTTGAATTTATATTTCTTTACTAGTGATTTTAGCTTTTTCGCTACGTTTAATTCTAGTTCATTTAGGCTTTGAATATCTTCTTTTAAGTTCATATCAGAGCTACTTACGCCTGTTCCTAGGCTGTCTAAAGCTTGTTTTACGCTTAGCTCTGATAAGTTTCCAAACTGAGATGGAGTCGCTGGTCTAAACTGAAAATCAGAACTGCTTGCTCCTAGCTTAAATCTTGTTCCGTTAATTGTTTCTGTTCCAGCTCTACTGACATTATTAAATACATAGTAGCAAGTACCACTTTTATTTAGTGTTGCATAAGACGTTCCATTAAAGAATGATACATCCTGCATAAAAAGAAAAGTTGTTGCAGATAAAGAAGCTGTAGAAGTTAATCCAGTGTTAGAGAAATTAGATTTTAATATTGCCAGTGTTCCTCCGGAATGTGTAATTCCATAAGTGCTTCCGCAATATTGAACAACAACTGTCCCTGTAGATACCGTTGAGGCTCCAGTTATTCCTGTATCATGGAATATTACGCTAGGAGTAGTTTCTGTTGCCCCTGGTGTTCCTCCTATATCAAACCCGTAGTTACTCCCGCCTCTAAATACACTCCATCGTTTCCAGCTATTCGTAAAGACAACTTTTCCTGTAAAGACACAGTTTGTAAATACATGTCTTCCATCTGTACCATCTACGACAAGGGCAGTTCCAGCCACTCCAGCCGTAGCTTCCAGATTTAACGATGATTGTTACATCCGTAAACCCAGCTTGAAAGGCTGCATTAATTGCCGCCTGAACAGATTTATAGGGTCTATGTATTGTACCATTATTAATCGTTCCGCTATATCTTTTATCTACATAAATTTCTGAACCCATTAATCCCGACCATTCTAGCTCATTCTTAACAAAAGCGGTCGTCGCAATTTGAGTCGTATTAGTAGACCTGTCAGCAGTAGGAGCAGTTGGAATTCCAGTAAGAGCCAAAGAACTAGCAATGCTTAGTGTGTTATCTGTTTTTACGAGACCATTTCCAGCAAGAACAGGTGAATAATTTCCCGTATTTACTTGGTTAATTAAACCTTGCACAAATCCTGTTGTTGCAATTTTTGTTGTATTATCTCCTAAACCTTGCGTAGGAGCTGTTGGATTCCCAGTAAAACTAGGAGACTCTAGGCTTGCTTTATTATTTATTTGATTTTGTATTCCTGAATTGACTCCATTTAAATAGGCAACTTCTGTACTTGTTACCGCACTTGTTGTAATAAATCCATTAGAATCAGTGATTAAAGCTTTTCCGATATTTAATCCTGCCAGCTTTGAGTATGCAATTCCTGCACTCGCATTAATATCACTATTCATTATAGTACCGTCTTTTATGTCGGCAGATGTAATGGATTCATCTCTTATATTATCGCCACCAGGGCGCATAATAGCCATTATTCATCATCCTTTTTTCGTTCAGGTATGTATTTAAGTATTTCGCTTCCTAAATCTTTATCGTGTACATAACGATGGTGATTAGGGCAAAGCACTGCTAAATTATTTACGCTATCATCTTTTTCTAATTGCCCTGTTTTTTCGTCAAAGCAATTAAATCCTCTAAATTTTGCATATTCTAATAATATATGATACCTAGCTGTATCCATTGCTTTTTTTGACTTTCTAATTTCTTTTTCCATTGCTTGCTGGTCTCGATAATTAATATGGTGAACATCGCAGTTACTTTCTTTCCAATCGCAACCTTGAAACTCACAATTTTCTCCATAAGCTTCAATTGCAATTTCTCGATAACTTTTTTTCATTAACCATCACCTAAATTCTTGGTATCCTTAGAGTGATTTCTTCACCCATTTTACTTCTATTTAAATTATAATCCCAAGCGTATATTTTAAAATAGTAAATTCTACCTTGTTGTAACGGTCCAGTTAAAAAGTAATTGTTTTCTGTCTCTGCAATTGATTCGTAATTTTGATTATTGTCTTTTGACATATAGACTTCATAATATGAAAAGTCACTGGCTTGAGACTCATTCCACTCTAGTCTCATACCAACATGACTATTAATTAGACTTATCTGTGCGTAATTCATTCTTCATCACCACAATTTCTGAAGCTGAAAGAAGATAGTATCTCCTTCAACTAAGTCTTCTAGAAATTCAATTGTGTAATTATTAATTTCTCTATAATCAATATCTCTTCTTGCTAGCACTCCGTTTAAGAATACTAACAAATCCCCAGACCCTGGGCGATATTGTTGAGGTAAATTAATAACTCTCGTAGGCGTACTCGATATATCCAATGTATTTTGGAAGTTATAAGGCTCATTCCAACCCAATTTAACTCACCCCTTAGTTGCTCCCACCTAATATTGTTCCGTAAAATGTCTCTGCACTTGCGGACTCATGATAAACTCTAAGACTTACTGTTGTTCCTACCTCTAATTTCTCTAGTCTATCTACTACGTATGCTGTACGATTTGATGGAGACGTTTGATATACATAAATACAAGTTCCTGGGTCCTCTGGTGCAAGCTCTGGAACACTAATTGCACCTTTTATATATAATTTAAACATTGCAGAATAAGTTCCAGTTCCCATAAATCCTAAAAATAAATCTTCCCCATTTGCAGTCCAAGTAACAATATTCATTTCATTGTTAAGCCCTGGCTCTACTGCAACTCCATTATTATTTGCGCTAAGCATGAATGATTCTCCTTTTATTAGATTTTTAGGAGCTTTTGTTCTATCATTTTTTCTTGAATCTTACGTTTGATTTGCATTTTTTTTCGATTAATTGTCTCTCTCGTTACTCCAAACATTTCACCGATATCAATGTCAGATATTTTATCAACATAAGATAATTTTAATATTCTTCTTTCTTTTACATCCAGCTCTTCAAACATATCTCCTACATTAATTCCATTCACCCAATTATCACTAAGTTCATCTGATTCTTTTGTCATTTTTCTTTTATCTTCTTTTTTAATATCAACTTCTTTATTTAATTCTTTTTGATGTTCATCAATTAATGTATAGATTGGCGTGTACTCAGCTGAATAATTATCATTATATCTCATATAAGTATTGTACTTGAATAATACGTTTGTGTTCATCATTTTTTTTAATTGGTCTCTTAAACGATAATGGAAATACATTAACATATAGGTATTAAAGTACGCTAGGTGACATACTCTTGTATAACCTTTTGCTAATCTCAAGAATGCGATTACACATTCCTGATAAATTTCTTCTCCTGATACTTCTTTAAATAAATCCATTAGTAAAGAGCTAATAAATTTTACTCTTTTTTGTAGCAATTCATCCATATAAAATCTACCGATGTTTTTTGCTTCTTTTGGTGTCATATATAATTGAATAAATTTACGGATATATTTTTCTTTTAAGTTATAAATACCTTCTTTTATTAGTCTTACATAACGATTAAAGAAGTGGTGAAACATTTGTATCAATTCGTGTACAGCTTCTTGATTTCCTTTTTGATACTCTGCTACAAGATATTCAATTCGCTCATACTTTTCTGTATCGTACTCTTTTTTTCTCGCCATATTTATCAGTCCTAAATTAATTTTCCTTGGTTTAATACTTTATGTGTATGGGCAATTGCAATTGCATCAGATATATCATCATTTTTATTTTTGCCATTCGATTTAATTCCTTGACTAAAATAAAAATCAACTAATTCCGCATCTTTATATAATTCAATCACTTTTTCTTGCACTAAATCTTTTTTGCTATTTCCTATCCCTGTAACGCATTTTTTAATTTCACTTGGAGTATAAATTACAATTTGAGAACCAGCTTCGTATGCAGATATCATTGCTACTCCACGAGCTCTAGCAAGATATAAGCTAGTTTGTGCATTTACGCCCATGAATTGGTCTTCCATAACTGTTATATCAGGTTGAAACTCTTGAACAATGTCTCTTATTGCTTCAAATAATTCATGCATTCTAAAAGTTTCTGTATGCTTGCTAGAGGTTGTTATTTTACCGCAAGCTATCAACTTACCTTTATCAATAACTGCATAACCCGTTGATGCAATTGAAGGGTCAATACCAAGTATCTTTTTATCATTCATATGCATCAACCTTTTTTATTATTTTCTTTTTTCTCTTTTGCTTATTTCTTCTTGAATTAAGTTTTTCATATAACTAGCTCCACGACTTCCTACTAATAGCCATTTTACTTGAGCTACAACACCTGCTATATTTTTATCTTCGTAATGTCGAGCGCACCATGCTTCTCGCATTTTAATAATATCTCTTTGGCCTGGCGTTAGTTTATCAGCAGAGATATCTCCACTAATAATTCTAGAAAGCACCGCATAAGTATCATTCCCTTGAATATTTCCACCAAGTCTCCAGATTTCTGGATGGGTTTCCTTTAAATTTTGAGCATAAGAAAACGGAAATAATTTAAAGTTACTGTTACTTAAAGATATTTTTTTATTATCGCCTTGCTTTGGAAAATTTGTTAGTTCTTCTGCTTCATTGAATCCCATTAAGCTTTCTTCATGGATAAGTAACTCTCCATTATCATGCTCTGTCATAATGATTTTACCTTCATTATTTTTAAAATTTAACATGTCATTTCCTCCTTATCTTATCCATTTTCCTTTTGCGCAATGCGTTTGAAATGGACACTCTAAGCATTTTGAATTTAATACCGGATGAAATATTTCTGCTTCAATCGAATTTGCTATATGGTTTACTGTATACTTTAGTATTTCATAATCCTGCTCTGTCCGATGAACCACTTTTTCTTTTCCAGATAAGATTTCATAAAAGACAATTCTATCTTCTTTGTATCCAAATAACTCTCTAAAAGCATAGCTTGCTGCAGTCACTTCGATATCGCTTTTATATAGAATTGTATTATGCTTTTCATTTGTTTTAAAATCCATCATTTCAATAATTGAGTGCTCTGCAATTTTCTTTTCTCTAACCAAGTCAATCATGCCTGTTAATTCATGATTACCTATTTTGATTGCGTATTCTTTTCCAATTAATATTGGCGTTCCGCTGTTATTAATAAAGTATTCGTGCAGATTTAGTAATGCATTTAATCCATTCATTTCTTTTTTCTTTACTTCATTTCTCCAACTACCTGTATTCATAATAACGTCTTCTTTAACTCTATCTTTATTCCAAGCTTTTCCCCATACCTTTTTTACAAAGTATGGGGATGGGTAATCTTCATTTAATGTTTGATAAAATATCGCATAAATACATCTGTGCATTGCAATATTAAAATATTCAGATACATAATAGCGATTTGGTTTTCCTGTTTTGTAAAGAATATTATCAATTTTATCTACCCATCTAAAGCGATATAATAAAGGGCATTTTTGATAGTCGATAATTTCTTCTACACTAATTTTCATTTCTTCACTTTTCTTTCGCTTTTAATTCCGGTTGCTCTATCCAATTGGTCTTCTACATTTAGTCTGCACTCCCAATGAATAGACCATTTTCTTTGCCAATAGTTTTGCTTTACGTCTTCTTTGTCTTCGATTGCTTGCCCGCAAAACTGACATAGGCTTGCTGGACTTAGGAAGTATTCTCTTGCTTTTGAGCTTATCGGCTTTGAATTTAATTCTTTTTGATATTCTACTTCTTGTCTTCTTCGAAGCATTTCTTCATGCTTGTTTTCCATATTATTCACCCCAAGATAATATCGTAACTTTTATTATATAAGATATAGTATTTTCGAATATCTTCTTTTGTAAATTTACGATTACCATGCGTCATATAGAGAATTGATTTAAATGGATTTTGGTCATTTTTTTTCATCTCATCCAGTAAACGACCTCTATCAATTTCCGTTCTTGATTGTTGCGCCATTTTATTCACCTCTATATTATAACAAATTTATTCTTTGATTATGACTTTTTTACTAATAAACTTACACTAATAGGGAACTTTTCTTCTACTAATTCAAGAACTGCTTTTGCGTATTCTTGAATTTCTTTTTGAGCATCATGAGCTAATCTTTGATTTAAGAAGTGACACACTGACTGCAAGCTACCTGTCCAGTACCATCGGACATACAATCCATAAGCGGGTAGAAATAATCGAGCTTGCTCTGCGCAGACACCATTCTCTAATGCAGCTTCGTACAAGTTATGTCCGTGAATAGCTTGCTTAATTAATGCGTCTGTTAGTTGACTACCAAGTAATTCATCTACAGGCTCTCCACTTCCTTGCTTACTATTTGCAGGAGCTGAGCGCCATTCGCTTTTATTAGGAATATAAAATTCTACATCCTCTGTTACATACCTCCGGCTCGATTCGTTGTGAGCGTCCATTACGTGGTCGGAGCCTACTACGTATTTCCAAACCTGCCGAGCAACCATTAACGGTGCGTACATTTCAAATTGAACTGATGCATGTCTAAAGGGAGATTGATGATTTTCTCTTACAAGGAAATTAAGAAGTCGC